CCGACGAGTTCGTTTGCCAATTGCTCGGCTCCTGTTGTCATGTCTTTTCTCCTTTAATCCAATACCACCCCCGAACCGCGTACTCAGCGAGCTTGTATGCAAGCCAGCAGGCCCACAGCACGGGGATGCCGATAACGAATGCAACTGCTAGTCGGGTGGTCATACATCACATCCGTTCCGAGCCACAATGGCGCTTGCTTTCTCAAAATCAGCCCGCGTGCTGGCCTCAAGCTGGGCTTGACATATCTGCACCAAGAGCGAGACGGCTTCGACCTCAGTAGAAGTGGCCTGCACCTTGCGCCACTTGACCAACCTCTCGCGCACAGCAGCCACGGCATGTGCACCTGCGCGTATCTCTTGCTCATAGTCGCGTCCAAGGTCGATGTTCTTGTAGCCCGTCGCCATATTGCTCGCGCTGATAAGTGCGTTGAGGTCGTGGACATCAGCAGTGCCCCCTTGCAAGGCCACCACCGAGCCGTGTATGCGGGTAACGATCCGCATGTGGGTGTCTGTGTCCGCAGTCAAGGGTTCGTGGCCCTGCTTGATCCAGCTCATGACGTCTTTGATGACGGCACGGGGGCGGTAGTTGCTGCGTTTGCGGGTCATACGCACCCCCACGGGCATGGACCCCAGCCTTGGTATGTGCGGCCACATTTGCCGCAGCGTAGAGTGATCATTTTGTGGTCACTTTCGGATGCTGTTTGCAGACCCACTGCATAACCCCCTGCACGCGCTGATGCGAGCCGTTGCCGGTGGCCCGGTGGCTTTCGCACTTCGCGCACCAGCGTTGGATGCCTGCACCCTTGAACGCCTGGTTGCCGGTGTACTCTTCGCCCGTGGTTAGTCGGGATGGGTAGATTTTGTTCATCACAGCGGCAACGCCCAAAAATAGCCAAGGACAAATGCGAGCGTTGATACGACGCCTACGACCGTGAAAAAGTCCCGCAAAGTGCCGACCATTTCGTCAAACCAATCAGTCATTCTATGAGCCCTCCCGCGAAGACAAAAATTAGCAATAGCGCGACTAGCACCACGGGCCAAAACCAGCGAGGTGCCCCGAGGTCACGGTGAAGTCTTTCTAGCGGTGTCATACAATTTTCCTTTCAGAGTTATTAAGTTATACTTTGAAGTATAGTGCAAAGAACGGGCAAGCAGTTTGTATTTTCAAACTGGTAGTGCGTTATCGATTGCTTTTGCCAATCACGCTATTCGCTCTTTACCTGAGTGCACCCTGTCTTTCTGGTGCCTGCCTAAATTGCCAGGAGTTGTTGTCATTCCGCATACTAAACATTTCCAACGCTGAGAGCCGGTAACTTTACCAGCTTTAACCGCATTCTTAGAAAGTTCTTCATTAGAAAGACCAAATATTCCTGTTTTAGTTTCTTTCTGCATCCGTGATGCTTTTTTACCACCCAGTGACCTCACTTCTTTGAATTCTTCATCTGAATATGCAAATATACCCAGCTTTCGATTATGCGCCACCTGTCCTGCAATTTTACTGTCTCTGGATCTCTCATCTGGACTTCTACCAAACAACCCAGTCTTAGCCTCCATCATTGTCTTGGCACCCGCTCTTCCACCTTTAGCAGCTACGCCAGGGGCATGAATACCTAGTTTCAAAGCAAATGCCTTACTCCCGCCTCGGTGGGATGCTTCTCCTCCAACACCATCTCCCCCTGGGGTTTGGTTAGTTAGCGGAAACCCTAAATTAGCGGCTTCACGTATCAATCTTATCTCTTCTTTCTTAGCTTCATCGTCAGTTAGCCCAGAGCATAAAATAGTCACAGTCATTCCAACCTTGCTAACTATGTGGTCGTGCCATTTATTCCTATATTTGTAATAAGCTCGGCCACCTTTACCTTTTCCATAATAAAAGACCACGCCCGTGTCATTTCTTGAATGTGAATATACATAATATATTCTATCGTTTGAACTTTGACTCATACAGATACTTAGCTATAAGAATCGCCTCTGCCCTACCGTCATGCTTTTTAAGGTATAAAGGCGCAGTTGGAAATAAACGAGAAGCTAAGGCTCTCGCTTGCTCCTTGTCCGAGCTTAGATTATAGCTCTTTTTCCATACTTGCGGCGTGACTTGATGTAGCTCAAAATCAAAGCTAACCAGGATGGACCTGGCGCAACCGAAGCTGTCTCCTAGACTAAATACTGATGACACGCCCTGGGCAGGCATAGGGCCTATCTTTTCCAACACTGCCACAACCTCCTCACCTTCAACTAGGTGCTTACGGATGAGCTGTTTTAACCCCGCAGGGGAGACTTCGCGCTTGACTGAGCCAACCCCCTTGACAACGGTCGGCATGTCCTCTACGGCTACGTAAACGCCATTTCGGAGGAACCCTATGGCGCCGGAAAGGCCAGGGTCAATCGCGACGATTAGCATATAACCTCGTACTCTCCGCAGCCAGAGCGCTGCATGTCTTTGTCAATGATACGCGGAGCTCCTAGGCGGCACTCCCATGAGCCTGCTTCGGCGGCAAAACAGTTGCGGCATGTGCGGCAGTTGCGCAGCGGGGCCACTTTGTCAAAACACACTTCTTTCATGTCGCAGAACTTGCACGCAAAAGACTCAATGTCTTCATTGATGCGAGCCGGGCGGATGGTTGCATTTACCAGGCTGACAATGCGCCGACCGATGAGCTTCTGCTCAGTCTTGTCTTCCTTGATACGCTCTACGTAGAACTGCTCGTCGTCCTTGCAGAGCGCCACGTACAGGGTGCGGTCTATACCGCTCAGGCTCATACTAGACTGCACTTGAGCGTAGTGGATCGGCTTGGACTTCTGCACCCCATGCTTCACCACCCCAGCAAAACTGTTCTTGTTGTGGGTTTTGATCTCAAGAATGTGCGGCTTATCAGACGACCCGGGCACGCCTTTGATGACACCGTCAAGCTTGGTGGTGAAGTGGCCAGTTTCGTCAATGTACTGGAACTGGTTACCTTCAGCGTCAACTTCAAACACCGTGAACCCCGCGCGCTTCAAGTCAACCACGATGCGAGCTTCCTGCAGGTGGCCGGTCTCAAACAGGCGCAGCATACGGCCTTCGAACTCAGACTTGGCAAATGCGCGCCAGCTCAGCCAGGTGGCCCGGGGGCACTCGTTGCCGATGCTGGATGAGCCCAGGCGACCCAGGTATAGTTCTTTGTCCTGTTTTTCTTTGTGGATTGCAGCGTAAATCCGGTTGATGATTTCCTGCGTGTTTGAGGGGGGTATCAGAGCCATAGTTATTCCTTTATTGAGTTGTTAAGAAAAGGGGCCTAAGCCCCTATAACCATACTAGTCCCATGGGTTTGCTGTCTTACCAGCAGCGGGCTTAGCCGCTCGCGCAGCCGCCTTAGCCGGAGCCTTGGCAGGCTTTTCAGCCGCTTCCGGCATCAGGTAGGACTTGATCTTGTTGCTGTCTGAGTACCCGCCAGTTCCCATCTCAATGCCCACCGTAGCAGTGAACTTACGGTCAATCAGTTTGTCAGTGTCATCAGCGTCCGGCTTGCCGCACGCGGTAGCCCATGAGACCAACTGCTGACGCCCGATGTTCTGGGCTTTCTCACTCGCGTTGACGATGTTGTAGTTCTCCCAGATCCACTTGCCGTCGTAGTCGCCACCGACCACCTCGAACTTCGCTTTGATCATAGTGCCGCCGGACCGGGTCTGCTTTTCCTCAGCCTCCAGGCACTTGAGTACGTAGTCCCCAGCGGGGACAGGGTCACGGGAGACCGTTGCGTTGACGTCGACTTCAGAAACATCAAAATTAAATTTAGCCATGGTGTGTTTTCCTTTACAGTTTAGTTAGCGAGGGGGAGCAGTTTCGACAAGTTTTCAATTGTCATTTCGATTTCATCTGGGCAGTTGTAGCGGTTCTTAGCGACATACGCTGGGTTTTCAACCAGGTGTAACAGTCGGTCCCCGGTAGTCACCCCGCGTGTGCGTGCCGCGTCAAAACCCTTTGCATCGCTCTTTTTGATGATGATTTTGAAAGCAGCGAACGCCATGATGTCAACCCATTCTTGCAATAGCGCGTTGCACGCCTTTGGCAGCTTAGGTTGAAATTTGTCGTACTCGTCTGTGCGAGGATCAAGATATTTGACCACGGCAGCGTGAGCAATGAGCACTACGTTCATACCTTTCTTCAACCGCAGCGCGTCCAACCCTTGCAGGATCTCACGAAACTCTTCTGCAATGTACATTGAGCCCTTGCCGTACGCCTGGGCTTTCTCGTCATACTGCGAGTTGACACTGTCCACGATGAGCGGCTCAACCAGCCAGTCCACGCTGTCAACGACCACAGTCTTAAATTCATGGTCTTCTTTCAGAAGCGTCTTGATAGATGCGACCACATCCCCGATGGTCTGAGCCTTGGGGAAACTGGTTACGTCCAACTGGTCAATACCCTCTTCAGTGCTGATGAAGATTGGCCGAGGGAACTGGCTCGCGATAGTGCTCTTGCCGATGCCGTGGCCCCCGTAGATGCAAATGCGCGGGGGCACTTTTTGTTTGCCCACACGCAGCGCGGCTTGCCACTCGGGGGCCGCAGGTTTCTGTTCAGCTTTTGCCATTTAAAGTTCTCCAGTTTTCAAGTTATGACTCACCATGAGTCGAATTTATCGCGTCGAAGTTCCAGCTTTCTGGCACGTAGTGGTAACCCAAGCGATCCCACTGCAATACGTTGACAACGTCATCGTACTCGGCTACAACGATCATAGCCACTGCGCAGAGAACTGGGTCCCCCATGAACAGTAGATAGTCACCCTGATGCCAATCTTTCAAAATCGAACGGGCATGTCTAATCATGCCCATGGTGTTATACGGTTTGCGCATGTTTGAGAAGATTCCGCGCAGCTTGCCGAAGCGCTTCGCGTCCGACACATCCTTTGCATTGTCCACGCAAACGACAAATACCGTTCGGCTATTTCCGTTTTCCATTTTTAGCTTTCTTAGGTGTGGGGGCCACGAGCTGGCGTTGTTCTTCAATTAGATAGTTAGAAGCACCCACCGCCACAGCGATCTTGATCGCTTCACGGTAGTACCACCCGTAGTGCAAGTCCTCCGGGTGTCCAACTATACCCGAAATGTCCATGCATGCCCGCGCGCCATCGGTCTTAGGCACCTTGTTTCCGTTCTTGACGTACTTCAACGGCTCAAGGGTTGTGTCAGTAGTCTGATACCACCGAACCACCTTGCCCAAGTACTGGCCGGACTGTTCTCCACCGCCAGTGACGTTGCGAGCGCTCAAGAACGCCGTAAAGGGAGCGTTTTGAATGGTTTCGCGGAACGAAACACCATTAGCTAGCCACTGGCCTACAGCGTCAGAACAAACCTGCGCAGAGACGTTTTTCGACAGGCTCAACGGGGCATAGATACCCTTGACTTTGAGCGAACGATCCGCTTTGACGGCGAAATATGAATTTACGTCCTTCATCGCCAGCGCGCGGTAGTGCGTGTACTCGAAGTTGTAGCCTGACAACTGCGTGAAGTCAGCAACTGTTTTTTCAACTAGAGGGAACACCTCCCGAGAGCAGCCGATGGCGATACCGTCGGTGTTAGCTGACAGGATAGCAGCCTCGACTTCCTCCAGCTTCTCAATCAGCATGAGCAGCGTGAACTGCCCGGTCAGTGTCACTGCCAGCATCAAGTCCGGCGCGTAGAGCACTGACCAGCGGCTTGCGAGCTTGCCAAAGGTGCCATTCAGGGCAATCCGTAGTGTGTCCATAGTGACCTTGTCACCTGCACGCTTAGCGGCAACCCGAGTGTTATAGATGCGACGATACTCATCCAGGAACGGTTGCCCCAACCCCTCGGGCACCAGCCCGCAATTCAAGATGATGGACGGGTAATACGAGGTGACGTCAATGTCAAACAGCGCACCGTCACCGGCTACATGACAAACCGACTTGTCGTGGGTGCTGTGTATACCGCCCACACCCAGCTGGTAAGAGCCTGAGCCGAACTTGATGACTTCCTCGCCCAGGAACCCCGGCAGAATAACGTGCCCCGTGCTCTTATTCATCTCAAACACGTGCGCTGAGGTGCGCTCCAGCAGGGCCTGTAACGCGGGGTCTTTGAACACCAAGAACGCGGGCGGGGTGTAGGTGATAGCTACGGGGATCTTGTTTTCCCGGCGCTCTAGCTTCAGGGTCTTGATGTACGCCTGCTCAGCCATCTGGGAGTCCGACTTGCTGCGCATGTCTACACCATACTGACGAGACATCTGCACCCTGAGCAGCAGCTGAGCGTCTAGCCGTTTGAGCAGCTCTTCAGTGGTGTCCAAGTCGTTGTCGCAGTATGAGTCTACAATTGGACGCTGCTCAGGCGTTATGTCCTCGTCGTGTGCTATAGGCATGTCCTGCAACAGCGGCATATGCATGCGAGCGCCATAGGCTTTCAAACCCACGAACGAGGGGGCCACCTCTATCAAGTCGATTGAATCGAAACCAATGTCCGGCAGGGAGTACTTGCGCCGCGCGGCCCAGGGCTGCAGCCTATTTTCAATAATGTCAGTGGCGATACGTTTGATTTCTTGTTCAGTGCGTCCGACGCAGAACGCAGACGCGATGACATCGTCGAAGCTCTTATTGTTGAACCCGACAAACGTGGAATCAGGCTGATGCAGGAAGGCCATTAGGCGCTCCGGCGCGCGGTCCTCGTGACGCCGTACCCGCCAGTACTCACCCGTATCCACGTTCTTAAACGCGAACAGGGTATAGTTTGGCAAAACCTCGCTATCGAACACAAAAGTACCCATTTCAGTCTTGCTTGACGTACGCGGAGGTCGGCCCGGCCTCGAACTCATCAATCAGAGCCTTGACCCAAACTGAGGCGCTGCGTAGGTCGTGTGGAGTGAGCCAGTTGAACACCAAGCGGATAGGCTCGCGCTCGGGACCGGTAATACCGTTGTCAGCAAAGAACGTGTCAAGCACTGGCAATGGTACGTCACCCTCAGCGCGCCTAGCATACTTACCTCGAGCCTCAATCATTTTCTCAATATAGTGCTGAGCTTTTTGCAGGTCTTGAACACCGTTTTTGCGGCGGAACCGGGTGAGGTACTTGGTGGCATTGCCCGCCAGGTAGCAGACTTCAAACTCGTCTACAATATCCCAGTGCTGCATACCCTCAGTCTTGTAGTGAGACCCACCCACCTGAATATTATTTGCTTCGCTCACAGTGATTCTCCTCGGATGATTTCAAACAGTTCTTCTTCAACACCAATCAGGCCCATGTCCGCAGCGTAGGACATGTAGCGGTCAAACACTTTGCGCATCATGCGGTTACCCAGCTGCATTTCACGCACGCAGTACAACGCGCCCTGCGCAACGTCGGCTAGCTTGAGAATACGCTTCTCGTAGTCCGTTAGGTGTGGAAACTCCAGCCCAGCGGCCCGCATTACGGAGTCTTCAAGAGAGGACACCTGGTCATCAACACCGTACAGGCGCTTAGCGGTCGACGGAATGTCTCCCGTGGCTTGCTCGGCGAGATCATGCGTAAGCGCTGCCAGCAGTAGGTCACGAGAACACTGCGGATGCAATATGTAGCAGATCATCGCCACCATGTGGGAGTGGTGACCGACGGTTTCCCTGACCAGAGTGGTTAGGGTGTGATACCGTACGACCTCGGAACCGGCCTGGGAGAATAGTAGAGGCTTTTTCATGAATAATCTCAATAGTTATCTAGTTATGCTTTGAATTTTAGCCCACAAAAAGCAGGCTGTCGATTGTATTTGCCAATCAGACTTTAGAAGCCGATTGCTTTTTGGCCTCACGTCTGGCAATCCAGTCCTGAGCAGCGCGGCGCCAGTCGGGTGCGGTGACCTTAGCGGCCCATTCCTCCCCGGTTCCCATTCCTAGCTTACGCGTGCGAGACACCATCGCCATGGGGTGCGCTACATTGTGGAAGAACGGGTGGTGATACAACCGATCCGGGTCAAAGGGGTTGTCGCAGAACCGCTCGCAGTCATCCAGGAATTGCAGGTAGCGATTGTCCTGCATTATAGGCTCGGGGGTGACTTGGCCGGTGGCGTAGAGGTCGTACTCCTCCGGGTTGGGAGGGTTGTCCAGGTACTGAGAAGCTGAGTAAAGTTCAGTGTAAAGATGTAAGTTGTTTATCAGCGTGTACATCTTGCCAACAGGAACACTGACAGCCGCTGAAACGAATTCCAACATGAACGAAAAGTGAACAATATTGGCGCCTGAATTACCCCAGAGAAAATCATTACTTCGGCAGCTGACGGTTAGGTTCATCTTTCCATTCACTATGGCGAATGTCAACTGCGTATTGCAACATTTGTCAAGGGTTTTCTTGGTCAGGTCATCAGAATCCCACAGCTGAATTACAGCTTGACGGGAGTTTGGGTCGTTGTGCAGAATCTCTATAACTGAAGCCAGTTGATCTTGCCCAAAGTGATATCGCATTCTGAAGCCGTAGCTGGCATTGAATGTTTCACCATTGTCAGAATACGAGCCTATTTTGCTGTTAAACTGCTGCAGGAATCCTACATCATTCCTTCCAGCAAGAACCCACACCGCTTCCAGCAGGTGGAATATGTGCGGGGCATCCCGGCCTCCATGAAACAGCACCCGTTCTGTCGGGTTGTTCACTGTAATCATTACAGGCTCCTCAATGCGAATAACCGGACCGTTGCGTGAATCAGACTTGACCCCGCTGGTTTTCAATTTCCAAAATCCGTCGCTGAACAGTGTGTTCGCGTTTGTGGTAACGATTTCCATGATCAGTATGCTTTCTGTGGTTTATAAAGTGATTTCGGTTTGCCGGTCGCCAGCACGGTGCGTGCATACTTTCCGTACTCACAGAATGTATTTTGAACGCAATGTAGCGTCAAGTCAGTCAGACCAAGTTCTTCTTCAACACGCTCTTTAGCATCCAATAACGCGTAATTAAAGTCGGACTGGTCCCACTTCACACTGACAGGTTTACCAAACAAATAATTCAATCCGGCTTGCGATCCAGGGCCTAACGGTGCCCAAGTATACAGATCCTCTGCGTTTCCCAGGTGTCCCAGGCTCAGCGCCAAATCAGCTGCCACCTGGCCAGCAATAAAAGTACTTATACCGAAACACTCGCTGAGTTCTGTTACAAATCTGGCTATTGACGGCTGACCCATATCGGCATCCCACAGCGAGAAATTAATTGCATCATGATGCTTGATGACGTCGCCGATGATCCACTTTGCCAGGCTCTCAGACTTGTTTCCTCCTGGGTCTTTCATGGTTGGGTAAACCATGTAAGCGTCGCCGAAGACTTTTCCACCCCCGTCTTTGTAGTTCTCGATGGTGGCCACAAAGCGAGAGGCATCGAATTCATGCGGTGAGCACGGCAACACGCCTTGTTCAATCAACCGTTGAATCATCGGAGGCCAGTTGATCAACCGGGCCACCAGCAGTGTGAACCAGAGGTCAGTTCTATTGGTGTATGGCTCAATCAGGTTCTTGATGAACCACTTTGTCATTCGGTCATCCTTGCGCCGCACGCATGTGAACTTGTATTTTTGCAGAATAGGGTCGTCGGTCCACGGAGCAACGTCCCCAGCGTCCTTAAACAAGCGTATACGCTCACGCTCCGCCACAAAGTACAGGTACCCTGGCCAGCTGGCTATCTGGCATGGGGAAGGGCGAGAATAGGGGTTATTCAACATGGTTAGTCTTCAAACAGTCAGGGCAGCGGAACACACCGGAAAAACCCCAGCCCCTGGGCATATGAGCAGAGGTCTGACGTCGATTTTCAAGCGCGCGGGCGAGCTCGGTTGGAGTTCGCACGTTTATCGACACTCTCTCAGTAGTCCCCGGTTCCTCAACACCGCATTCTGAACACAAGTACGAGGTGGTGAACTTTATTTCGGAGAACAATTCGTTGAATTGCGAACTAAGCACTTTCAAACTCCTTCAGAATATCCAGCAGCGGTTGATGTATTTCAGTGTAGTCGACCAGCCGCGTGTCGCACCCGGCCCGCTTCATGTTGTGGTAGCAGTCCACCACGGATTCAAACTTCTTGATGAGGTTCTTAGGGTCGAAGGGTTTCTCGTTACCGGCTGATGCACGGCGAATCTTGACACGGGTGATGCACTCCTCCAGCGGGGTGTTCAGGAATGCGTATACTCCGCAGCCTGTGGGCTCCACGGCGATTGTTACTGCCCCGCCCATACCAGAGCCTGAGAGCAACGCCCCCTCCATCAGCACATGCCCGTGAGGGTGCGCCTTGAGCGCACGTTCGGCAATCTCTGCTTGAGTTTTTATGCCGTCACATCCTCCGCACGTGTTCTTGTAGGAACCCAACAGAAAAATTGGGGCAGCAATCCCTACCGAACTCGCATCGATCTTGTAGCCTTGAATTTTACCGTCCTTTTCCAGCGCGGTGTGCTGGTATTTGAGGAAGTCCCGTGCGGCAGTGGTCTTGCCGGACCCGAAGGTGCCTGAGACGCGTAGTATGGCGTGTTTCATTGCAGTGTCCCCTGTTCTTTTATTTGACCGTTCACATGTTGCCAGAGCTGCATGCAGTCGGCTTCAACTCCCAGCGCATTAGCCACCGCTTCAATGACCAACAAACGGTCCTCAAGCGTGGTTCCGATCTCCAGCATGTCGTCAAGCACAACCATTACATTTTCAACCTTCTCGACGTAGACAACGTAGTCCGCCATTTCTTCAGGTGTGAAGTCTTCTACTAGTTCTTCAGCCATACTTCCTCCAAAAAGTGTTCACCCCTGTACGGGTGCCCTGTCTCTGCGAACTGGGCGGCTTTCTTGGCGCGCGCCAGCGGCTTAGCCTCACACTCCTCACGCAGCCATATTGGCAGGTGCGCAGCTCGGATAGCCTTAAACGGTTCTGTCAAATCACTAAACCCTCGTTCGTCGTACCACTTAATCCGGTCCAATGCCATGTCTGCGTAGACGCCGGGATAACGCCGTTTGAAGAACCCGTTTTTGTATTGGCAATAGCAACTTTCAAGTGTGAAATAGCCTACGTCAGGAACGTCAGGGTGTAGCCTGGAAAACTCACGCAGGAAGGTATTGGACTGCGTCAGCAGCCAGTCACACATTGGCTTGAAGTTATCGTACTTTCCGTCGAACCCGTTGTCGGCCCGCTTGTCAAACACGAGGTCGTCTTTGCCGTTCAAGAACAGCGCCCCGTTACGGTGAGAGCGTGAGCCGTCAAGGTCTTCAAACATCAGGTCCGTGCACTGCGCCCCGAAGCCCATGATCTTCACATACTCAAGGTACGAGAACGTGCTCAGGCGCCCGAACGAGTGTATCGAGTTAGCCTTGGTCCAGGCGTCGGAATAAGACTGCCCCGCGTCCCAGAGCAGGGTCTGGTATCCCCCATGCTCAGCCACTAGCCGCGCATAGCTCTTGAGCCCTGCAACGGTGTTGCGCTTGTTCTTGAGCCTGTCGCTGTCGAAGTGCAGGGTCTCCCATTGGTCATTGAACCACTGCTCGAACTTATCCGTCACTCTGCATGCGGGTAACTCATTGAATATACGCAGAGATGTGATGGGTGATTGGGTAAAGCCGTTGATAGTCGCGAACCACAGCTTCTGTTCGTCATTCCAGCCAAAGTGTTCGGTCAACTTGGGCATGTAGAGATAAACCAGTCCTGGCATGACCCCATGGATCAAGTTCATGTCGTACAGGTCGGTAAAGTACGCGAGCCTGTTTTCTTTCAACCTATAATCTTTCATGGCGCTTCCGTCCCGTCTTCATACATCCAAGCGTTGTAAGGGTTGTCGCGCTCAAGCTCAGCAGCGGTGTAACCTGCAGGGACCAGTGGCTCGAACTGGCATTCTGCTTCAAAACAGAACGGCCCTTCATCACGTGGATTTCCGGAGTTGCAGGAGTGCTTCTTGCACTTAGAGTTGTAGCATTCGATAGTCATACCGCCACCTCATGTGTAAAGAAAGGTTTGATGGTTTCAACATTTGGAGCAGCTCCAACTATCCAGAACGCTTCGGTGTCGTCCATTTGTAGCGGCGCGTGTTGGCGGAGATAGCGCCAGACTTTTCCTTCGTACACGGGGTGCATGGGGATTCCATCAATAGCCTCCCCATTGAAATGGTCACTGTACTTGCTATACCCGGAATCATGCAGGCTGTGATGAGACCATTTAAACGGCAGACGGTCAACGTCCACGCCCATGATAGCCAGTCGCTCACGCATCCATGTTCTCTTGTCCGGGCCGATACCGATGGTCCGCAGTTCGTTAAGGTTCTTGCTGTCACGGCTAAGTCCGAGCAAAACGCTGGTCAATGAATTACAACTGCCGGCAGGCATGTAAAGTGTACGCACCGAATCAGGTAGGTTAGACACCTGATGAGCGCCTACTTCATGGAACTTGAGAACCTCCTCAGCGGGTTGGGTCGTGTGGTCAACCGTGATTCCGTACTCGACCATCAAAGAGTCTTCACGTTTCAGCTCCCGCACCCGGCGCTGGATGATAGGGTTATACGGGCCACGAACAAACTCGAAGACTGCCCCGAATCCAGCAGCTATATGCGGGCTGGTGTGACGCAGTACAGTCTCTGGTTTGCTGTAAACCACCAACCGAGTCGGTAGCCCAAAGTGTGCACCCACAATAGCTGACATAAGCAGCTGAGGGGATTGAATGCTAGCACCACTGAGCACATGAGTCTTGCCGGCCCGCTGACGGTTCATCTGCCAGATCAGCTGCCTTAGCTTGCTCCCTGAAGGGCCACCAACGCCAAGTGGCGCGTACACATCCTCACGTTTTACCCATAGACCCTTTCGGTTCTCGAACGGGGTGAGTGCCCCAAGTGAGTCTTCCCAGCGGACCAGGTCGCGGTCCAAGCTGAGGGTCTTGAAAATTGTGTCAGTCATTGTTAGCTTCCTCTATTTCAATCTCAATGCGGTTCTTGTCTTCAAGGGTCAGCTTGCGCTCAAGCCATGGGGCGGGGCGACCCCTGCGGTCACAGACTTCAAACTCTACCTCGGTGTAGCCGTAGCAGTCCCAGTCGCTGTCTGCGCTAGGACCCATGGGCTTCTGTTTGAAGTAGTGAGTCACTTTGATGAGGCAGGGGATACCTGCCACTCGGGACTCCAACACCTTAGACCCGGTTGGCTAGGGTGAACACATGACCATTGACGGTCACGCTCATCAGACGGTTGCCAGCCTTTGCGGCACCATACAGCGTAGCGCTCAAGCGGTCGCACTGGGCGGAGGAAACCAGACCCGCTTTCCACACCTGGCATGCGTTGGCATAGATGTGGCCGGTGGTGACTTCCTGAATGGCACGGTCGAGCTTGAGGCTCTTGGCCATCTCGGGACGGGTCAGGCCGGTGGAGACGGACTTCTTAGCGGGTGCGTCAGGGGTGCCCCACTCATGGCCGCAGGGGTGGCATGTGAAGACGTCTTCGTCGATCAGGACCTGATGGCCAGCGCGGATGACGATGCGACCTGCGGTAATGTCCTGTGTGCCGCCACAGCCGGGGCAGGCGCGTTCCTGTGTCAGGTGTTCTGATGAGCCTTTCAGAACCTCAGTTACGCCCGTAACGCTTTCGACAGCAGCCTCCTTAGCAGCTTCACGAGCTTGGAACCCGTTCAGTTGGTCCGGGTTGTAACCCGCTACAGCTTCTGTGCCGTTAGCAATAGCCAGGAACAGTTCGGAAGACAACACGCCTTCTGCTTCAAGTTCCTGGGCTAGTTTCACGCAGCGACGTTCAGCGGTGTCACGGTCAGAGAACTTCTTGACTTGTGCTCCGCCGGTGTTGGCGTTGTAAAAGGCGATCAACTTCTTGCTGACAGCGACTGCGGTTTCGATTTGGTGGATAGCGATAGTCATGTGAAACTCCAAGTTATACAGTTATTTGAGGACCAGATGATTTCTCATCCGTAAAAGAATTATAGGTCGAGATTTCAGCGTTCACGATTGTATTTTGAACGTATTTTCCGGTTACCGATTGGCAAAAACAATCGCTGGTCGGCGCAGGCGACCCCCTATAATTCAAAGGTGGCTAGGGTCTGCAGCCTGAAGAGCGACTCATCATCGCCTGCCACACTTTTAACGATGGTCTTCCACTCTGATGAGGTGCGACAAATGACAGACTTCTACGTTTACGTTCACCGTAAAGCCACCACTGGTGAGATTTTCTACGTTGGTAAAGGCAAGGGCAAACGGGCCTATGATTTATCTGAATATGGTAGAGCATACAACCCCTATTATTGGAGGGTCGCTAAAAAGTACGGGGTATCAGTTGAGATTATTGAAACAGGGCTCCAGGAATGGTACGCGCTTGAACTTGAAATAGACCTAATAGCTTACTACGGTAGATGCGATTTAGGGTTAGGGCCGCTTGTGAATTTAACAGATGGCGGTGACGGTCCTGATGAAGAAATATCAAGATTAGGCGGAAAAGCGAGTTTTAAAAAGCATAAAGAAAACAGCACTGGTTGGTTCTCACAGGAAGCTAAGATTAAATCAATCTTGACACGGAGCGCCATGATAAATGAGGATTCTGACTATCTTAAGAAACTTCAACATCGCGGTAAAACGCAAGCAGAGATAAACAATGCAGACCCGTTGATTTCTGCTAAGAGGTCTAAAAAAGCCTCAGAATTTATGACAAATTTAAGAAAAGACCCCATTAAATCTTCTGAAATAGGTAGGATAGGAGGGTTGGCGTCAACGGTTAACAGTTTAAGAGTGGAATGCGTAGAATGCGGCATGGTTTCAAACCCAGGAGCAATAGGAAGACACCAAAAATATAGCGGTCATTCTGGAGTCCGCAAATGAAGCCCCGTCAGTACCAACAGGACGCCTTTGACCTTACCATAGGTTCCCTGCGCAAAGGCAACAACCCTGTCATAGCGATACCCACAGGCGGTGGTAAAGGCATCATCTCAGCCATGCTGGTGGATAGGTTCAGGTCACGCGGCGGATATACACTACTCGTTACGCACAACCGTGAATTGATTGCTCAGAACTTTAAAACGCTGGAAAGATATTCCAGCATTGAGGGTGTTGGGATATTCAGTGCAGGGCTAGGTAAATGGGACGTCGGCAGCGCGGCCACTTACGCTACTATCCAGAGCATATACAAACAGCTGCACAAAATACCTGAACCGTCAGTCATCTGCGTTGATGAGGCTCAGTTGGTCACGCCTTCTGATTCAAGCGCGGTTATGTACAACGCACTGATGACCGCATATCCTAATGCTAGGCGAGTAGGCTTGTCAGCCACCCCTTACAGGTACGACTCAGGTTTGATCTACAAAGGTGAGGGTTGCTGGTTCGACGACCTTGCAATTGACATCAAGTTCAACGCTCTGGTTTCTGAAGGATACCTCAGTCCTCTGGTCGGGGTGCTGACCGCGACGCATCTAGAACTTGAAAAGGTTGATGTGTCCGGCTCGGAATACGATGCGTCTCAGGTGGACCAGCTGATAACTGAGCCCTGGCTTACAGAGCTCATTAGAAACGTCATCATGATGGCCTCAGACAGAAAGGCGTGGCTGATGTTTTGTTCGTCTGTCCGCGCTGCTGGGCTTGCGTCCAGGATAGCCAACGAGATGGGTATCAAGGCTGATTTTGTACATGGCGGAGACGCTGAAAGATCAGACAAGCTCAAGCGTTGGGAGTCTGGTGAATTGCAACTGATGGTCAACTGTCAGATCTTGACAACGGGCTATGACAGACCAGACATCGACTGCATCATTGATTGCGCACCCACTGAGTCACTGGGTAAGCATATTCAGAAACTTGGCAGGGGTGCTCGTATCAGTCCCGGAAAGAAGAACTGCTTGATCGTGGACGCCTGCGGAAACCTCCAGCGTCTGGGCTCTATGTCTCAGGAAGACAACTTCTACCGCCAGAAGCCTAACGGGGCGCTTGAACCTGGGGAAATCATTCCTCGCAAGCCACGTGAGCCGCGCAAAGTGCTGCCCGGGGTGCGCACGTTGGCGGTCATAGACCCGGTCTCGGGGGAGCAAGCCCGCGACGGCGCTCAGCTCACGGTGGAGGTGCACGCGGTCAGCGCGGTGGCCATACCCACCCGGCGCGACCCCACCAAGCCGGTGCTGATGATAACCTATGCGTGCACTACCGTTGAAGGGGCACGTATTGATGCCACGCTGTTCCTCAACACCGAGGCCCCCAACACCGCATCCACCGAGTTCTTTATGCACCGTCGTTTGGCGGTCAAACTCCCCGGCGAGGCCCGCAAACTCACGTGGATGCTGAAAGAGTGCGCCCGCCCCACGCATATAACGGTGCGTAAGCAAGGAAAATACTGGAACACCGTGATCGAACACTTTGAAGGAACCCCTTTATGAGCTATGGATGTTACAACAGAAAACCGTTCACCCCGGGGCAATGGCTCCACGGGGTGGACAGCCGCACAGGGTTGAGCGTGGTGACCTTTGTGCGCAACCGCATGGCCCCGGACTGCCAGTACCAAAAGGACGACAACTACGCCGACCCGGGATGCCTCGGGTGTGTGCACAACGTAAAGGACAAAAAGCCATGACCGAACCTACCGCCCCCCGCCCCCCGCGCATCAAACCCCCCAAGCCCCTGCCCCCCGAAGACCTGCTCCGGATTGAGGAGTATGTGCGCGCTTCGGTACCGGACAAGCACAAGATTGCCACATTGCGGGCGCTCACCGGGCAGACCCAAAAGGCCGCCGCGCTCAAGCAGAAATGTCTCCAGTGTTGCGGGTATCAACGTGAGGAAATCTCGGTCTGCACGGTTGTAACATGCGCGCTGCACCCGGTGCGCCCGTATCAGAAATGAGACGCCTATAATAGGCCTCTTGACCCCGGCTAGGGTAGCTCCTGAACCGCGCCTCACCAGCGCCTGCCGGCAAGTCTTTTATCCGGTGATATTCTTTGAAAAGGTGATTCAATGTCTTACGTAAAAAATATATTGGTGGTAGAGCCCGATCGCAACCAAACTCTCAGCTTTAACTGCCCGCTGTGCAAGACCAACAATTGGAGTCACTACGGCGGCAACACTTACACATGCTGCAACAAACATTCATTCTTGTTTGACATATATTTGTCCGGCAACGGCACGGTCAACTTAGCGCTCATTCCTAACTAACGCAGGGCTGCATCGTGAGTAAATTCGGCTTTGATTCTGAGGCCGTAAGGCTTTCACTCGTCACCGCGTCGGCAATAGAACAAACCCCGGAGATAGGGGACACTTTGCTGGATTACGCGCTCCGTTACGCAGACCTGGGGTGGTACGTCATCCCAGTCCGACGTGACAAAAAACCTGTCGACGGCTACGGCCTAAACAGCGCCACAAAAGACCCGGCTGTTATCCGCAACATCTGGACACAATACCCCACTGCCGGCATAGCCATAGCCTGTGAGAAGTCCGGCCTGGTGGTGCTTGACATTGACCCGCGCAACGGGGGGCGTGAGACGCTGGCGCAGCTTGAGGCTGAACACGGGGTCATCTATTCAGCTATAGCCTCCGTGACCCAGTCTGGCGGAGAACACCGAGTGTTCAAAGCGGAGCCCGGAGCCACGTACCCGGGAACCCTGGGAGCCGGGCTGGACGTCAAGCACCGGGGGTACATACTAGTTGAACCGTCGCAAGGTGAATCCGGGCTCTACAAGTGGCAAGGGGGTAAGAACCCGCTGCAAGGTGCACTACCTGTTGATTCACCCGCTATTGTGCGCACCAGGGCTGAAAACCCCTACGCGGTGGCTAAACTAGCTGCGGCGTCAATAGTCATTTCACCTGACACCTACCTTGAAATTGAAGAAGCGCTGAAGGTCATACCTGCAGATGACTACAACCAGTGGTACAACATACTGCAGGCGCTCAAACGGCTAAGTGACACTGAGAAAGCATACACAATAGCTCGTGAGTGGAGCGCCACCAGCACTGACCCTGAGGACACTCTTGAAGTGTTTGAACGCAAGTGGACACGGGACCTGAACGAACCCGGCCCGCTCACCTACAAATCAATATTTACACTGGCTGACGCACAAGACAGAGCATGGAGGCAACGCGCTGATGAGCGACTCAAGCTCAAGCCTACCACCGACGCGTTAGCGTCGTTCAAGCTCAACCCTCTAAGCATTGAAGAGCTGAAAAATGCGCAGCTCAATCCACGCATCGTGTTGCCGTTTATGTTGTACGCTGACGTACGCACTCGCATCTCAGCCGGGGGCACGGGCAAGACCACTGTTGCGCTGTACGAGGCCATAGTGCTAGCGCTAGGGCGGGAGCTCTGGGGGCGTCAGCCTGAACACCCGGTGCGCACTTGCATCGTTACTCGTGAGGACACTCGGGAGATACTAGTGGCGCGGGCGCGGGAGATAATGAAAGGGCTTGGGCTTAACATTACCGAAGTGGCCCAGGTGCTCAGCAACGTCATCATAGTGGACTTGTCAGGCGTTTCATTCAGGATATCAGCCGTGGTGGGTGATGTAGTGCAGCCGCACAACGCAAACCTGAAGTGGTTGAACAACCTGCTAGCTGACTTCAAGCCTGACTGGTTGATACTGGACCCGTTGGTCTCCTTTGGGGTAGGCGAGCAACGGGTCAACGATGCCGAGCAGGGGCTCATAGAGGCCATGCGCATACTCAAATCGGAGTTCAAATGCTGTGTTGAGGGTATACACCACTCAGGTAAGGCTAACGCCCGTGAGAAGACCCTGGACCAATACTCCGGGCGTGGGGGCTCCGCAATGGCGGACGGGGCGCGTATGGTCTGTGTGATGCAACCGCTGGAGGCAAAGGAGTGGTTGGACGCCACCGGAGAGCACCTGGAGCCGGACTCTACGGGCATTGTGATGGCTATGCCTAAGATGAGCTACTGCCGCGCTCAGGACCCCGTCTACGTGGTGCGCAAGGGCTACACCTTTACTCAGGTTATACCAATTGCGCAGCCGTCACAGACTGACGTTGAAAAACAGAATGATGCGTCAGTGTTTTCAGTTATTAAAGAAGCATGGCTGCGTAATCAGCCGTTGTCTTTTCAAAACCTGCGTGATGACTTTAAGGCGCTGTTGTACGGCCAGCTGACACGTGCTCAGACACTTGAGTCGCTGGGCCGGTTGAAGCGTGACGGTCAGGTGCTGCAGCATGACACCAAAGGCGGGCGGGGCAACCGTAGTGGGCTTGAGCCTGTGTTTGTTGATGAGGCTGATAAATCCAAGTATGCAATACCCGGCTAACTCAGCGCAAGTCAGCGAACATATTGCGGCTGAGTATTGATAGGGCGCTGAAAGAGGGTCATTTACGCTACCCAGCGGTAAATGATCTCTCTATAAGGCGGCGGGGTTTATCGGCGGAGTTTGAGGCTGGGTATCAGAAAGTGGTTGAAAAGAAGTCTGTTTTGAGTAACTCCGCCGTAACACACGGCTGTGTATAATGAAAGGTATAATCGCACCATGGCTACAAAAAAGACCCCGGTTAAGAAAGCACTCGTTGTTGTGCAAGACGTCAAGCCGAAGCGCGACCCGTTTTACACGGCGGAGGGCTCAATGGGTGAGTTCTGCGCGTACATATGCCAAGGCGGGCACATGGCCGGGTTCTGCAAGGAACGCGGTCTTGCGTATCAGACTCTGTCAGATTGGATCTATAAGGATTCAGACCGTGCCGGGATGTACGCGCGGAGTCGTGAAGAAAGAGCCGACGCACTTGCCGATGAGATCGTTTCCATCAGTGATGAACAGGAAGTAAAGGCCAACTACAACGGTGAGGAAGTCACGCTGGCCCTGGATGCGACTGCGGTTGCTAGGAACAGATTGCGCGTTGACGCACGCAAGTGGGCTGCATCAAAGTTGAAGCCCCGTGTGTACGGAGACAAGGTCACGCAGGAGCACACGGGTAAGGACGGCGGGGCTATAGCCATTGCCGCTGTGGACTTCAAGGGCTTATCAGACACTGAATTGCTGAAAATGGAAGAGATGCTGACGCGGTCTACAACGGCCAAATGAGGTTATAATTGAACCAGCTGCGACAGGACCCGGCCAGGTTCGTTTGGATCTCATCACCCAAACATGTCGCAGTTCTTTACGATGAATCTTTGATGGAGATTGAAATGGCAGACTTCTACGTCTATCTGCACAGAAAAGCTACCACTGGCGAAATCTTTTACGTCGGTAAAGGGCGTGACGAAAGAGCCTATGATACAGGAGTAGATAGATCAATTCATTGGAACAGGGTAGCTAAGAAGCATGGCCGCACGGTTGAGTTTGTGCAAACCGGATTGCAAGAATGGTACGCGCACGAACTGGAAATGGATTTGATTGCGTATCATGGTCGTAAAAACTTAGGCTTAGGCCCGTTGATAAACAAAACAGACGGGGGTGAAGGTACATCAGGGTACGTGTACACGCAAGAAGACTTACAGCGTATGAGCGATTCACACAAAGGGAATATTGCCAGTGATGAAACACGAGCCAAGATGTCAGCTTCCATGACCCCGGAGCGCAGAGCAATGCTGAGCGCTATCAATAAGGGTAAGATACTGCCGCCCGAACGCGTTGCTAGGATGTCTGAAGCGGCTAGATTATCCCTTGAACCACCGGAGGTGAGGAAAAAGATGTCAGATGGCGTGATTGCCGCATACGCGTCACCTGAAGCACGACAGAGACTGTCTGAAGCAGCAAAAGCAGCGTGCTCTACACCGGAAGCCCGTAAAGTAAAATCAGACATTGCAAAAGCAGCGTGGGCTTCTCCTGAGCACCGGGAAAGAGTGAGCTTGATTCAGAGAATGAGATGGGCTGAGCGCAAAGCCCGCGCTACATTATGACAATGTCTCCGGTGGTCCTACTTGATCTGGTGCGTAAAGAGAAGATCAAGCGCGAATGTGAGAAGTCACTCATCTGCTTCATCAAGAACGCGTGGTCAGTGATTGAGCCAGGAACGGAGTTTGTTGATAACTGGCACTTGCACGCAATTGCCTCTCATCTTGAAGCGCTATCAAATGATGAGATCGAGAATCTGGTGATAGCCATACCTCCAGGTTGCATGAAGTCAATCTTGGTGTCTGTTGCCCTTCCTGCATGGGAGTGGATACGTCGGCCTGAGCTGCGCTACATGGGTGCAAGTTACGGTGTTGACCTTTCAATACGAGACTCACAGAAGTGTCGTGACATCATAACGTCTGAGTGGTATCAGAACTACTGGCCGCACGTGCAGATAAAGCCCGGAGAGGATCAGAAGACCAAGTACTCCTTGACTGCAGGCGGATGGCGCATGGCTACGTCAGTCGGCGGTCGGGCTACGGGTGAGCACCCTGACAGGAAGATTGTTGATGACCCCCACAACGCAAAGCAGGCGGAGTCTGACCTTGAACGGGAAGCAGCCCTCACGTGGTTCGACCGCACGCTGTCAACACGGGGTCAGTCTCGTGGGGCTAAGACCATAGTGGTGGCTCAGCGCTTTCATGAACGAGACTTGACAGGACACATACTGGCCGACATTAAGGGGTACGACTATCTGTGCATCCCTATGGAATACGAAAAGACAGACAGGAAGACATCAATCGGCTGGTCTGATCCTAGAACCTACGAGGGTGAGTTGTTATGGCCTGAGTTGTTTCCTAGTTCATCCGTTGAACAGCTTAAGGTGTTGCTAGGGGCCTACGGCGTCAGCGGCCAATTCCAGCAGACACCCACGCCGGCAGGTGGAGGAATACTGAAGACAGACTGTTTCAGACTGTGGCCTGCGTCAAAGTCCTTGCCGGATCTATTCTGGGTGGGGCAATCACTTGACACAGCTTTCACAGAAAAGACGACCGGCGACCCGACCGCGTTCACGTGCTGGGGTATCTTTGAGTATGAAAAGCGTAGACATGTTCTGCTGCTAGACTGCTGGCAGGAGCAGCTGGGTTATCCTAAGTTGAAGGAGCGAGTGATTGCGGACTGGGGAGCCCGCTACGGAGGGGAAAAGGACAACGTGATGAAGCCAAGTCGCAGGCCCGACATTATGTTGATCGAAAACAAAGGCTCAGGTCAGTCACTCATTCAAGATATGCGTCAGTCAAACATACCTGTAGTGTCTTACAACCCCGGTCGCGCCGACAAGCTAGCAAGAGCGCATATGGTAGCTCCGCTGCTTGAGAGCGGATGCGTGTGGATACTTGAATCAAACAAAAACCCGGGCAAGCCCCGCACATGGGCTCAGCCATTCCTGGCTCAGTGTGAGCGGTTCCCAATGGGAGCACATGACGACTATGTTGACACATTCACCCAGATGATGATTTATCTTAAGGACACTCAACAACTTGAGGTTGAAGTTGCACCTCGTGATGAGCCAGACGAGATAGACTACGACGCCAGGAAGAAGCAGAGAATCAACCCCTACGGATGATTCAGACCTATAATTGCGTCAATATTTTGACGAGGAAACATCGGTATGGCGACCTCAAAACACCCCGAGATGGAGCACAAAACGGGCGCCATCAACCAATCCGCACGCGACAATCCCCTTACCGGCTCCGCAATGCAAGCACTCGCACGCGGGTGGCTCGCGGGCACCATCGGCATGCCTGGAGACCTTGAGGGCTTGGGGCGCGCAGGGCTAAACGCACTGGGCGCTGGGGTGGACAAGCATGCAGCGCTCCCCACCACAGACTTCCTCAAGGAGTGGCTCCCGGGCAAGCAAACTGGGGATGAGAATGTGGCAACCGTAGGGTCTATGCTGGGGGGCGTGGGTGTAGGTACCGCCCGTCAGGTCGTGCGCAATGCCGCAAAAGCCGCTCCCGGTGCACTAACCCAGATGGCTCGGAACGCAGCAATGCCACGTCAACTAAGCGCGCAAGCTGGTGTCATCAAGGCTCCTGGCGGTAATTGGCTTACCGGGTCGGTGGAGGATGCGCTGAAGGGGTTGAAGCGTGGCGAACACGAGAATGAAGCTGTGCGCGCGATACGCGCCGTTCGACCAGAGCTGTCTGTGGAAGATGTGCGCGCATTCATTCAAGCTGTCCCCGTCGACCCGAAAGACACCGCACTCAACGCCTTCATCGACAAACAACTCACCCGCTACGTCAAGAACGACATGGCCACTGAGCGTGACCCGATACGTGCGCTGGCGGAGAGAGGGACGTTGCATGTGAACCCCGAGCAGTTGAACTTCCAAATTCCTATGCACGGTAAGTATCTTGAAGAAGGCCAAACAGCTGTGGCAAAGTCGGACGCAGCCAAGGCTTGGGAGGGCTCCTCTGACATGCAGATTGCAAAGATGAAAGCCGGGGAGTTGCTGAAAGGTGACGGCTGGTTCCCAGACACCGCAGCCATAAGCAACGCGGCTGAACGCAATCCGTGGCTGGCCACAAAGCCTGAAGGCACTGAGGTTATAGCTGTTCGTGAGCGTATGATGCCACAGGACTTAGGCTTCGACCACCTAATCGACGAGCTCCGCAACGCCACCAACCCCGCGTCCGGCCTTCCGCGTGAGCTGCTCCTCAAGCCCGAATCGCTGGACCGCGTGTCTGTGCCGCAGGCTGTGGAGCATGTGGCTAAGATCAACGCATGGCGCGAGCAACAAGCGATATTAGCTAAAGCTGCGGCAGCTGAAGGCATTCCCGTGCACAAAGAATACAAAGAGGGATTCAAGTGGCTGTCCATTCCAGACACAGAAGCTGACAAGAAAGCTCTGAAGTACGCGATGGATGTTGGTTGTGAAGGCGGATGGTGTACGCAAGGCGAGTCAACCGCCAAGCACTATGGCGGAGGCGAAGGGGGACGGCTGCACGTGCTTGTAGATAAGAACGGCAAGGCGCATGTGCAGATTCATGAAAGGCCGTCTGAGTACAACAAGATGCGCGATGACCCTGCGTATGCTGAAGCATTTGAAGAAGAGCCCGACCTGCTCACCCCTAGTATTACCCAAATCAAAGGCAAGGGCAACAAAAAGCCCAACGACGAGTACCTGCCGTTTGTCCAGGACTTTGTCAAGTCGGGCAAGTGGTCTGATGTGGGTGACCTGGAGAACACGGGGCTGGTGCCTTACACTCGGGGCAAGCAGCATGTGCCTCGCGGACTGACAGGACGCACCCCAATGGGAGTTCCGTTTGACGAGGTTGGAATACCAGAAGGCTACTATGCTGAAGACGAGTTGCTGAACCTGATGAGGCAATGGCAAGAGCGCTCGGGCAACAAGCCTAACTTTGCCGCAGGCGGCGCAGTAGGCCCAACTGACCAGCAGATCCGTGAGTACTACGCGCAGCACAAGGGTGATGCCAACTTCGGTGAGCAGGCCTTTAACGCGATGCGTGACACCGGACTGACCCGTGAGCGTATTGACGCCGCACTAACACCGGAAGCACTAGCACCGGAACCAAGTTATGGTGGCGGAGACAACTTTACGCCCTATGACCCTGAAACGGCACGTGATAAATTGTGGCGATCCGTGTCGCAAGCCCAGCACACTGCTGGAAATCGAATGTCCCGCGATGACTTCCTGAAAAAATACGGAACTACGTTTGTAGCGGATGACAAGGGCGGGAATGCTGCGTCTGAGGTTGCTGGGCAGGATGTTGCTGAGTACTACGATAAGTATTTGGCCCCGGGTGCAAAGGGCGACCTGGTCCGTGGCTTTTTTGATGGCCCGAATCCTGATGGCACCTACCAGATGCCGGATTTCGGGGGCGGTAAGTACAGCGACGCGCATCCGTACTTTGACGCGTGGGACAACGTGAAGCCGCATCCTGAGAGCCAGTTGGGTAACGGATTTCAGGAATTTGTGAGACAAGCCCGACCGTTTGCGGCAATGGCTGCAATGGGTGTGGGCGCTGGAATGCTTGGCGGCGCTTTCGGTGGAGCTGCGGGGGCTAGTGGTACTGCATCCGGACTGGCTGGAACGATGGGGATGGCCCCTGGCATGGCGGCAACGGCGTTAAATACCGGCGCGCTCAATACTGGAATGGGGCTACTGCGGGGGCAGAACATTGGCGATGCGCTTAGAGGGGGCGCAACCTCCGCGCTACTGTCGCCCATCGGATCAATGGCTAACACTGCGGCGACCTCGGCGTTTTCCGGCTCCGGTCTTAGTCCTGAGTTGCTCAAAGCGCTTGGGACAACCGTTGGCAGCGCGGCAACGGGCGGAGCGCAAGCGGTTGCGTCGGGTAAACCATTAGGGCGAGGGTTTATTGACGGTGCGGTGAATGGGATTGTGGCTTCGGCGGGCAATTACATTGGGGGCAAGACGACGGGGCTCACTGGCAATAAATTTGCGGGCAAGGTTGCTAGTTCCGTCACCCAGTCCGCTCTACGCGGCAAGCCCCTGAGCATAGACGCACTGGCCACCCAATACGCCACTGGCAAGCTCACTGACCTGTCTGGCCTGGACCCTAGTGTCGCAAGTATTGTGGTCAACCTGGCAAAACGCAAGCGTCCCTCCGCTACCGGGGCATTAAGCGCCCTTGCAAAGTATTCACGCTTATAATTCGCCCAATCCCCAAAGCACACAAAGGCCTATCGCCATGGATGAACCACTACAACCTGTCGAACTAGTCGAAGCGCCCGAGGAGTTCGAGGTCGAAGAGCAAGACGACGGTTCTGCAGTTGTGAGCCTCACAGGGGATGACGAGGACGATTTGGACCCAGAGGACCCGGACTTCGGAGAGAATCTGGCCGAGTCCTTACCACAGGGGTTCTTAGACTCGCTGGGCTCCGAGCAAGCTGACCTCATCGACTCGGACCGCCGCTCCCGCGAGCCTCGCGACAAACAACAAGCTGACGGTATCCGTCGTACGGGCTTGGGTGCTGACGCCCCTGGAGGTGCAGCGTTCGACGGCGCTAGTACCGCCGTTCACCCTATGCTGGCCAAGGGCTGTGTGGACTTTGCGAGCCGGGCGATCAAGGAATTGTTCCCCTCCGCAGGCCCATGCAAGACACAAATTGTGGGCGAGGCGGATGACGCAAAGCTAGACAAGGCGGAGCGCAAAAAGACTTACATGAATTGGCAGTTGACCACTGAAATTGGTGAGCAACGGGCCGAGTTTGAGCGTTTGCTGAGCCAACTCCCATTGGGCGGCTCGCAATACAAACGCTGGTGGTGGGATGCCGCAATGGGTCGCCCACGCACCGAGACGGTGTTCACTGATGACGTGTTCACCCCCTACGGGTGCTCGGACTTTTACACCGCGTACCGCGTGACGCATCGCCAGTGGGTTGCGCGTGACGAGTACGACTCGCGTATTGCAAGCGGGCTTTACCGGGACTTACACCTGCCCAACGTGTCGCAGGGCTGGAGCGACCAGTCTGCATCTCAGACCGCAACCGACAAGATTGAGGGCGTTGAGGAAGACGACGCAGCCTACAACGATGAGGGCCTGCGTGAAGTCTACATGTCGTATGCAGACCTGGCGATTGACGACGACCCCATCACACAAGGCAAGACAGCCCCGTACATTCTGCACATCGAAAACGACACCCAGAAGGTTCTTGGGTTGTATAGAAACTGGGCGCAGGACGATGAGTCAATGCGCAAGAAGCATTGGATGGTGGAATACATCTTCATCCCATGGCGAGGCGGTCCTGGGGTGGGGTTGTTTCACCTAATTGGATCGCTGTCTGCTGGTGGCACCGGTGCGTTACGGGCGTTGCTAGACAGCGCAATGATCCAGAACTTCCCCGGTGGCTTGAAGCTCAAAGGGGGTCGCACCGCTGGCCAGTCTATTCAGGTCAATGCCACAGAGCTGGCCGAGATTGACGCGCCCGCAGGTGTGGACGACATCCGTAAGATGGTGATGCCGTTCCCGTTTGCGGGACCGTCCCCAGTGCTCTTCAACCTGCTCGAGTGGCTGACACAACAAGCGGAAGGCGTCATCAGCACCGCGAGTGAGGCGATCAGCCAAAGTTCGGCAAATATGCCGGTCGGCACGGCGCTCGCATTGATAGAGCATGGCTCGGTCAATTTCTCCGCCATCCACGCCCGCTGTCATGCCTCGCTTAAGAAAGAGCTGGAGATTCTGCACCGCTTGGACGCAGAAAACATGACGGACGAGGCGACCGTGGAGGAGCTGGGTTCACTAGTTGTGAGTCGCGAGGACTTTCAGGGTCCTCTAGACATCATCCCTGTCAGTGACCCCAACGTCTTCAGCGAAGCCCAGCGCTACGCGCAGTTGCAGGCTGTTATGCAACTCGCAGCTAACCCGGCCTTTGCGCCGTACTTCAAAGCGGATAGGCTGCTGCAACGCTCACTTCGGCTGCTGCAAATAGCGTCGCCTGAGGACCTGGCAAAGCTGCCCAAAGATCCGACCCGTTTAGGGGCACTAGACGAGAACTACATGGTGTGCTCGCCAGACCCAGCCCCGCTCAAGGTCTACGGCGAGCAGGATGACGTTGCGCACTTGGAAACGCATTTGCACTTTCTGACTAGCCCAATGTACGGGGCTAACCCAATGATTGGATCGCAAGCGTACCCCGCGATGATGCCCCACATCAAGGACCACTTGATGGCGTTCTACAAAAAGCACACTAAAGGTGCTGCGGATGCCTTGGAGGCTGTGGCTCCCGCTGTGGGCGGCCCTATGCCGCGTGAAATGGCAGAGGCAAAGGGCGCAGCGTTTGCTGACCAGATCATGGCCCAATTGCTCGCGCCTGTCATCATGCCGCAAATGGAGCAGGCTCAAAAGCTCGCGCAGCAATTTGCACCTAAGCCCCCTGTGGACCCAGCGGTTCAGGCCCAACTCGCAAGCCAAAAAGAGCTGGCCGCGATGCAAGCTGAGGCAAAAGCCAAGTCCGAGGCTCAGGCGTTGCAGTTCAAGATGCAAGAACTGCAGTTCCAAGCTGCTGAGGCCGACAAGGACCGCGCAGCCCAACAAGCCAAAGACTCCCAAGAGTTGCAATTCAAGCACTGGCTTGAGCAATACAAGCAGGAAAGCAACGATCGCGCTACTGTCATGGCTACGAGCATTGAGAATCAAGCAATTGAGACTCAGAAAATGCTTGCTCAGTTCAACGCCACTCAGCAAGCCGCACGGGACGCAGAGGCAGCGGCCTCGCAGTTGCAGCGGGATCAGTTGAAGGCAGAGAACGATATGCGTTTTGCGCTAATGCAGTCTGTTTTGTCCAGAACTGCAGCGACCGCACCCGACGCAGTCGCCATGCCTGTGGCCGAAACACCGGACCCGTTGGCGTTGATCGCGCCTATAATTGAACAGGCTCAAGCAGGCACGACCGTGATGATGGATCAGATGCTCAAATCGTTGGCTGATTTGCAGTTAGCCTCCACCGCTCCGCGCGTTGCGCGATACATCAAAGACGAATTCGGCAACAATATCGGAGTTGAATCAATCGTGAAAGGAACCCAGCCATGAAATCTATGAGCCTGTCCACTTCTGGGGTTTCGACCTCAAGCGTGGCCGCAATCAACAACAACGTAACTCCTGTTAACTTGACAGTCGCAGTCAAAGTGACCGGCGCTTGCACTTACAACGTCGAGTACACGCTAAATGACATCTTTGACCCAGCGTTTACGCAAGTCGGCGCAACCTGGTTCAATCACCCAACGCTAGCTGCTGGGCAAACCACTACAAAGGACTGTGCAATTACATGGCCGGTCACGGGGGTACGAATTAATCAGACCGCAGGCGCGGGCAGCTCTGCTGTCATCGTGCTGCAAGCCGGAATTTAAGGAGAATGACATGCCTAAATCAACCGACGCTTGCAACCGAGTTCTCAACCTAATGTATAGCGCAACAGCGTGGGCCACGGTGGCAGACAACGCTGCTTCAACCCCATTGACCAATGTATATGTTGGGTTGCACACCGCGCTTCTGACTGCTGCGACGAACTCGCAGGCCGAGAGCGAAGTTGCCTATACAAACTATGCACGGCAAGCAGTTGCACGCTCTACCGGCTGGGCTGCGGGGTCTGGCGGCTCGACAAATAACGTCGCTCTGCTGCAATTCCCACAGTCTGGCGCTACAGGCGCAACGCTGTTTGCTGTATCTACCGGGACAACCGTGTCTGGTGCTACCCCTGTTTGGCATTACGGCGCTCTCAACAGCCCGATCACCATTGGGGCGGCTGCTTCGATTACCCCGCAATTCCTCGCGGCGGCGTTGACGATCACAGAGACGTAAATGCTGTTCGCTAAATACCCGTATCTCTATAGCTGCTCTCAGTGTGGGGCAAAGGCCAAGGTCAATAAACAAGGCGAGGTAACACGATCATGCAATCACAACCAAGCGAACATCAACGCACCCCGGAAGGTGATATTGACCGGCGATGGGACCATGAACGGGCTACCCCGCTCGGTGAGGTTTGGGTGGCATTTCAGAAAGCTGCTGACAGCCTTAACAGGCCGGTGCATCTAGCAGAGCCGGGGAAACCTGTAAACATGTCTGCACGGCTCTTTGGCAAAGGCGGGATGGCTGCATGAGCGGTTTCGCTAATGTCGGAGAGTACGCCAATGCTGACCTTATCGGCCAGTGCTGGTTGACCTCATTCAGAAAGACAGTTGCGTCTGCTGCGACTACGACAAACGCATGGATTGACTACTCGTACTTTGCAGGAAGCCCGCCAGCAAACTTCTACGCAAGCGCCCCTAGCGTTGCCGCAGTGATTGAGCCTGACAAGGGCTTCAAAGTGCCTAGTGTTTCGCCAGCAACGCAACATCTCAAGAGTCTGAATGTGATGACTGCCAACACCGCCACAGCGGTGAACGCTAGGCAACGATTGGTTCTGTGCGATTACTTGCTGTACTACCCGTTTATCGACACGGACGCGATTGGCGAAGAGCAGCTAATGACAAACACGGCAGACGACCCGCTGGTCCCAAGTCTGCCAAGGTACACCAGCGGCCGCGTGATTGCTGTTGCGCAGTCTGCTGCATCAGCGATTGGCACATTCACCTTTAACTACACCAATCAAAACGGCGTGGCCGGGAAGATTAGCCAAGCATCTAGCACGTTCATTGTGGCCGGTGGTGGGCAAGTTGTTTCAGCCAACGGATCGGGTGCTAGTTACAACCCGTACCTTCCTTTGGCGTTGGGTGATACAGGCGTGCAGTCCATTCAGTCCGTGACCTTCACAGGTGCAGGTGGTGGGCTGATGGCTCTGGTAATTGTCAAGCCATTGTTCAATGGTTACGTCACGCAGGAGTGCCGCACCACTACAGGCGTCGCCTATGGGGCTGCTGACGAATTCTTGTCAATCATTCACAGCGCAGGCGCACCGCGAATCAAGGATGGTGCAGTGCTAAATATTTTTGCAGAGGGTACGCAAGGCTCTCTGGCTTCGTCGCAGCTTGTCGGCGTTATTGAAACACTTTGGAACTAAGGAGCCGATCATGGGCTGGACTTCGCAAGACGACCTGATAACGCAGTTGACCACCAACGGCAAGGGCGATGTGGTCACTATGACCAAGACGCTTAACTCCGCTGGCACTGCTGGCGCGTGGACACTGCTTGCTCCGCATAATGGATGGCCGATTGCATCAACCTTTGGCGGCACGGATTTAACCTATGTCCCAACGGATGACACATGGGCCGCAGGCACGATTTACACAGGCGGCGATGTATCACCTGCAACCAAGCACTTCCTGACCGCTGGCGCTTGCGCTGTAGCTGCTGCGGGTGCGCCCTGGTACATCATGGCAATCGACTTGGTTGGCTACGTACCACTGACTACCACCAATGTCAGCACAACAGGCACCAAGACCGTGACCATGACCGCCATTGGCGCAACGGCATCCAAGGGTGACCGCTACGCTAACGGCGTGGGCTTGAGGATGTTCGTGGGTTGCTCGACAACTGCGATGGGTGCAAACGCTCCGACTTGCATCGTCAACTACCTTGACACTGGTGGCGGCGCTGGCGCTACGACCACGTTCACATCCACCGCATCTATGGGTGTTGGGCAGATTCTGAACACCGGAGCAGCGGCTAACAAATACAACCCGTTCCTACCGTTAGCTGCGGGTGACACTGGTGTGAGCGATATTGTCTCGCTGGTGTGGGCGGGAACTGCTCATGCATCCGGCTCGGTCATCATTGGTTTGTGTAAACCACTGTGGTGCATTCCGCTACCGGCGACTGGCCTGTATTCCAAGATGGATTTGGTCAACAGCTTCCCATCAATGCGGCAAATCAAGGACGGGGCGAACATTCAATTCTTACTGTTCCAAACCGGCGCGACAACATCGGCTGGCACGATCAATGTAGATTTTGACTACGGATACGGAGGTTGATGTGGACCCCCGCATTCTTGCCATGATTGCTGATTTCCACTTGTGGAAGGGCGATACCTACCGATTGGCTATGCTGATTGTCGAAGCTCAGAAAGAAGCAGACCGATTAGCTCTTATCGCTGCTGGGTTCACGGATGCCGCTGAGGTGCTTTGATGGCAATCGCTTGTAATGGGGCGCAAAACTTCAGCCGAGGCGTGCAGCACTTTGGGGTGACTGCGTACCTGAGCGCAATCCCATCGCAGCTTCAACAGAACTTCAGGCAGACCAACCGCCAACGTAACCTGACCGCAGGCCAGGGCATCACAAGCGAGTTGGTTGGACTGCCTTCGGGCTACCGTCACCCGGCCGCTTGGATGATGCCGCAAAAAGCCGGGGCAATATCTGCACGCAACACCATCACCGGTAGCGGATCAATCTCAGGAACAGCGCAATCGGGCTACAACATTGAAGCCGATCTCACGGGAACGGGTGGAATCACAGGTAGCGTTGGGCTGATTGTGTCCATTGCCGCAACATTGGTTGCATCTGGTGGTATCAGCAGCGCACAGGTGGACGCCCTTGCTTCAATGGTGGCAACCATCACCGGCTCAGGCAGCGTGACGGCTACCGCTGCGGGGCTTGCTGATTTGGGCGCTGCATTGACTGGCTCTGGGGCTGTATCCGCAAACAATACCGCGCTCATGGATATTGTTGCAACCATCCGAGGTTACGGCGATCTAACGCCCGAGGGGCTGCGAGATGCGGTATGGGACGCTGCACTATCTAATTACCAGATTGCTGGCAGTGCTGGTAAGACACTCGAGCTCGCAGGCTCTGGGGGCGTAGATTATCAAGCACTCGGCGAGGCCGTTTGGGCAATCTTGCTCGCGGACGCCAACGTGCCCGGTTCAATGGGGGCACTGCTCCAGAATGCTACACCGGGTGATGTGGCTGCCGCTGTGCTAGCTGCCGCCCAGCTCGCTCCAATTTACGCTGACACCCGCAAAATGAACGGCTCAGACGTGATTGGCACCGGTGAGATTGGTGACACCTGGCGAGGCGTAGGTGTTCCAGGTTGAGTCGTTTGACCCGCGTTCGTTTTCCACGTACTCGTGGAAGATGGACGGCGAGCCTGAACCTACCAAACGCTCAGGCGTGTCCCGGTTGTGGCTGATTGAGTATTACACCCAGGAATGGGCCAAGAACAAAGCAGAGCGCGAGGCTGAGTTGCAACCTGCGATTGTTGAGCAACTTGAAACAATCGAGGCAAAAGCCCCTCCGAAGCGCAAAAAACGCAAAGCCGTGCCGAAAGAAGTTCAGGCACTTGTTGACAAGGCCGAAGCTGACCTTGATAGACTCGCGCAAGAGGCTACCGATGTGTCAGCCTCTCAGCAGTTCATATTCAACCTACTAAATTTTGCCTTGGATTACCCCGCGCCTGAGTTGATAGACTTTATGAGCGCAGCAGAGCGGTACCGCAACAAGCTGCGTCGCGAGGACGAGGATTTATTGCTTTTGGCTTTTGCAATTTAACGCCTATAATTCAGGCATAAAGCTGCAATTGCTTTGCTGGAGCCCTATCATGTTGCGATTCTCTACTGTGTTTGCGTGGTTCACCCTGCTAGGGTACGACTACATGTGCTTTGTCAACATGAGCGTGGTGATTCCAGCCGGTCTGCTTACCGCATGGTTGTTAACTCGGAGGCCTAAATGGCAACATCACTTTGGGACGTAGTCACGGGCAATTCCCGCAAAAACGCTTCATCTGAACAAATGAAGCGAGAAGAAGCCCGGTTGGCAGCCGAACGGGCCAAAGCGGAAGCTGAAGCAAAAGCCCGTGCAGAGGCAGAAGCTGCGCGTAAGAAGGTGAGCGAGATCACCTTCAAACGCGGCGGTGCGGTGGCTAAGAAAGCCCCCGCAAAGCGCCCAGCAGTGAAAACCAAAGCCCGTCGATAGTAGTCATGGGTAGCCAGTCCAAACAAGCCTGCTACGCCAAAGGGGGTATCGTTAAGCTGCCTCGCGTGCCCGGTGGCGTCATGCCCACCATCAAGGGCCAGAAGCTGAATCCGTTAGAGAAGGCCAAGCGCAACAACGGCATACCTGGCTACAAAGACGGCGGCAAAGTCAAAAAGTGTTAGAGAAGATTTACCGTGAGCTGATTGAGCGCAGGGCCGCTATGGCCTTGGAGGTGTTTGATTCACCCCCGCAAGACTGGCCCGCATTTCAACGCCGATTGGGGCAATATCAGGAGCTCGCGGAGTTGATAGACATTGTGAAAACGGCAATGTCTGGGGAAGAACGGGACGAATAGTCGTCCAATGCCGAGCGCACTGCGGCCATATCAGTGTGGTTCTGTAAGGAGAATTAGATGTCAGAAGCAGGCAGTGTGATCGCGCCTTTTGGAATGGGGCTCGACACATCACACGTTCCACTTAAAGAAATGTTCCCGGAAATAGATCCGGAATTTCGCCCGTTTGGACACAGAGTGATTGTGCAAGTCCGTCGCGTTGTTGCAAAAACAAAGAGCGGCATCTATTTACCCAAAGAAGCCAAGGAGACCGAGGCGTATAACAACACGGTCGGTAAGGTCCTGGCGGTTGGTCCGTTGGCGTTCAAAAAGCGAACCACGGGCGAGGAATGGCCAGAAGGAACTTGGACCGCTGTTGGTGAGTACGTGCGCATCCCGCGCTATGGCGGCGACCGCTGGAGCGTCTCGCTTGATGACGGCCTGGAGCCTGTTCACCTCGTCCTGTTCGCTGACTCCGATTTGCTCGGAGCCTACACGGGCGACGTCACCAAAGTAAGGAGCCACCTAGTATGACCACCGAAAACGAACCCGTTGACGAAGACCTGAAGCAGTCCGCAGAAGCCGATGAGCACGACCCGATTGAGACTGACGACAGTGAAGACGAAAAGACCGCCAAGGTCGACACAGAACTAGAAGATGCAGAAACCGATGAAGCCAGAGAAGAGATCCGCGCGCGACGTCGTGCTGAACGCAAGTCGCGTGGTCAACGTAACCGCGAACGCGTGGAGGCCCTTGAGCGCAACTTGCAAGCGCTCACAGAACAAAACCGCGCGCTACACCAGCAAGTCAGTTCCATTCAGGACGTTAACGCAGGCAGCCAGTTAGCCCAGGTTGACCAAGCCATTGCGCAGGCCAATCAGGCGGCTGAGCACTTCAAAGGCATTATTGCCAACGCAGCTAGCAAGAACGATGGCCGCACACTGGCTGAGGCGACCGAGTACATGATTGCTGCCCGCACTCGCGCACAGCAGCTGTCCGAGTTCAAAAACACAGCAGTCCGTAACCTGAATGCGCCAAAACCCCTGGATACTCGGCTTGTCAGCAAGAGCCAGCAGTTCCTGGGCAAAAACCAATGGTATGGTGGTCCAACCAGCGCGGACCCGGACAGCAAGGTGCTCACAGCCCTTGACAACAGCCTGACCGCTGAGGGCTGGGACCCGACGACGGATGCGTACTGGAATGAACTGGAATCCCGCGCTGCCCGTTACCTACCACATCGCGCAGCGAAGCAAGCCCCGGCTGGCCGCACCCGTAGCCCTGTGGCCGGTGGCAGTACGCCGTCGGCCAGCGGTGGGGAGACTTTTAAGCTCTCCCCCGACAGAGTGCAGGCTATCAAGTCCGCAGGCATGTGGGATGACACCGCAGCTCGGGCAAAGATGATTAAAAGCTATCGTGACTATGACAAACAGAATGGACGGAACTAATCATGGCAACTACCACTAAACCCGCAGCTTCAGAAGACGACCGCACCAAAATCGGCGGAGCATTGGACATTCGCGGCGACCGAGGTGCAGAAGATGACGAGCGCGGAACCTCAGGCCTGACTTCCGATGATGACTTCGAAAAGTTCATGGAAGCTGAATTCACACAGACCGCGCTCCCCAACCCGCCCGCACTACAGGGCTACCACCTGGTGTGGCTCACAACCTCCAGTCAGTACGACAGCATCCAAAAGCGCCAGCGCCTAGGCTACACAGCGGTTCGCCAGTCTGAGATGCCTGGGTTTGATGCGTCTAACGGCCAATCACTCGCAGGATATGACGGGTTTGTGACTTGCAATGAAATGGTGCTGTTCAAGATTGCGCAAGATCGTTACCAAAAGATCATGGGCTTCTACCACCACAAAAAGCCTTTGGAAGAGGAAGAAGGCATTGTCGGCAAGTTCAACGACCAAGGCGAGCGCTTGAACGACCGCGACGACGGAATCGACGCAATGGAAAAAGAAATGGCATTGCAGCGTCGCAAGATGCCCTCGTTCTCATAATTCACGCTTATAATTTGCCTCAGGTGGCATTTAATGCCGAATTGCTGCAACAGTAATTTGCCATTGGATGCCTCCCGAGTCTGAAAATCACACAGGTTGAGCGCTCAGGCCTCCCACAGTTGATTTGTTGACCCGCCACAGACCGAAAGGTCATTGTCGTTTCTTCATTTTTAACAAGGAGTGCTCAACATGAGTGCAACAGCAGCCCCAATGGGCTTGGTACCTTCGTACCACCCTTCTGGCCTCGACCGTGCGTCGGCCTACACAATCAATCCCACCTACGGCACGTCCATCTTCAAGGGCGACCCCGTAATCTTGAACGCCAACGGCACCGTAACAGTCGGCACCCCAGCAGCCACACTGCTGGGCGTGTTTGTTGGTTGCGAGTATGTGGACAGCACAGGCAAGCCCACGTACAGCAACTACTATCCCGCGTCTGTATCGGTTCAATCAGGATCGGTCATTACCGCCTGGGTCATTACTGATCTGGAAACAGTGTTTGAAGTGCAAATGACCGGCCAGCTGTCCGCCACACTTGCAACCGCGATGGCTGCAATTGGTGACGAGGCCGACATTGTGTACACAGCGGGCTCTACGTCCACCGGTATTTCTGGATGCGCACTGAACACAACGCTGGCAGGTGCTGGCGCGCAGAAACAGTTCCGTATCATTGGTTTTGGTTTGGCCCCGGACAACGCTCCCACCGACCTGTACCCAACCGTCCGCGTCACCCTGGCTAACACCCAGTTCCGTGCGCCCACAACAGCAGTCTAAGGAGTAATTAATCATGGCAACCCCAATGCGCAGTACGGACTTTCGGCCCATCGTCGAGCCGATTCTCAATCAGTACTTTGACGGCGTTTATAGCCAACGCAAGGACGAGTGGAAGCAAGTCTTCCGTGAAGTCGCTGCGACCATCGAGCGTGCCTATTTCGAGGAGCCCGTGGGCTACGGCTTTGGTGCCGCGCCTGAGCTGCCCGACGGCATGCCTGTCACCTACCAGCAAGGCGGGGTGCTCTTCAACAAGCGCTACACCTACAAGGTGTTCGGTCTGGCTTTTGCCTTGACCAAGGTGCTGGTTGAAGACGGTGACCACATCAACATCGGCGCTACATTCTCCAAGCATCTCGCTCAGTCCCTGATCGAGACCAAGGAGACGCGTTGCGCTAACGTGTTGAACCGGGCCTTCAATGCGTCCTATCTGGGCGGCGACGGTGTGAGCTTGTCGAATGCATCGCACCCAATCGTGGGCGGTACGTTCAGCAACGTTCTGGCGACCCCTGCGGCACTGTCACAGACGTCTCTCGAGCAGATGTTGATCCAAGTCCGCAAGGCAGTGGACAACAACGGCAAGAAGATTCGCCTACAGGGTCAGAAGTTGATTGTGTCCCCTGACAACACGTTCCAGGCAGAAGTGCTGTTGAAGTCGGTCCTGCGCGCAGGTACCAGCAACAACGACATCAACCCGATCAAGTCTATGACTAACACAGTGGATTCTGATCCCGCAGTGCTGTCCCGCTTGACCTCCTCCACCGCCTGGTGGGTGTCGACTGACGCCCCTGAAGGCCTGAAGTTGATTGTGCGTCGCAAGCTGAGCAAGTCTATGGAAGGCGACTTCGAGACTGACAGCGTGCGCTACAAAGCGACCGAGCGTTACATTGAGGGTTGGACTGACCCTCGCGCTGTGTTCGGCACCGCTGGCGCCTAAGCAAATCGCCCCGCTTCGGCGGGGTTCTTTTTAATCCAATTCGGTTCAAGCCGTAAGGAGTATTTAAATGCCAGCTTTTGGTGATGATCTCTATCTGGGCACAGCCCAAATCCCTTCAACGTCTAGTGGCAACCCTGCCCCCATGACGCAAGGCGTGGGCCCGCTGGGTCGCGTTTACGTCTTCGACGTGGTGCCCGTCACGCTGCAAACTGCCGGTCTGGCAACTTCGCAGAATCCGACCTCCGGCGCGTCGTTCACGCTGACCGCTGGCACAGGCACCACACTGCGCGTGCGCCCCGACGGTACAAACGAAATCGTGCTGGATACGCCCCGTTGCGTGACCATCACGGCCACTGGTGCCAACACAGCAACGTACTTGGTGAGCGGCTACGACGTGTACGGTCAGCACATGAGCGCATTGCTCGCGGCCCCGTCCACCAGCACCGTCGCCACGACCAAAGCCTTCAAGACCGTCACAAGCGTGACCAACGCCAATGCGACCGCTGGCACCAACAACTTGACCGTTGGCTTCAACGACAAGTTGGGTCTGCCCCTGCGCGTAACAGACGTCGGCTACGTCACGTCGGTTAAGTGGGCTGCAACGCTGGCCGCTGATGCAGGTACGTTCGTGGCAGCTGACACCACCAGCCCCGCAACAACCAGCACAACCGACGTGCGCGGCTGCTACACGCCTTCCAGCGCTGCCAACGGTACGCGCCGGTTGGTTATGACTATCGCCCTGCCTGCGCTGGCTGTGGGTCCTGATGCGACCCGCGTGGGTGCAGTTGGCGTTACGCAAGTCTAACCCCGCACCGAGGGCTTAGCAAATGGCTACTTCCGGCACCGTTGGGGCTACCCCCATCAACGTTACCACGCTGATAGAGCACGCATATCGGCGGTGCGGGAAGCTAGCCCCCACAATTTCTTCCGAGCTGCAGTTGTCGGCTCGGGAGAACTTGTATTTCCTGCTAAGTGATTTAGCCAATCGCGGCTTATCACTGTGGTGCTTGCAAAAGCAAGTGCTAGGCATGCAGGCCAATCAAATTCAGTACCCCTTGCAGGTCGGCACCGTAGACGTCAAAACCACGCTCTACCGCACCAAGACCGACCTGACGGGTGACACAATCAGCGGCGCGGGGTACCAAGGTCTCGACCTAGGCGCAGGCAATGAAACTGCCGTCTATAACGCCGCAATCACTTTTACCGGGGCAACGACCCCTACCCTGCTTCTAGAAGCCAGCAGCGACGGCGCTACATGGGTGCAACAGGCTGCATTCCCATCGGGCGTTGCGGTTGCTGCAAACACATGGATTTGTGCGGACGCTGACAACGCGCAAGCATATCGCTATTGGCGCATTCGGGACACGTCAGGTACGCTACCAACCGTCGGTTCACTGACGTTCAGCAATGCGCCGTACGAGATCCCAATGTCTAAGTTGTCTAATGACGACTACGCAGCGCTGCCCAACAAGACATTCACAGTGCCTACAGGCTCCAAAAGCCTGCAGTTCTGGTTTGACAAACAGACTGCGCCCCGTCTTTGGATTTGGCCCGGTTCGCAGGGTGACACCGATCAGATTGTGGTGTGGGCACAGCGCCATATTCAAGACGTTGGTGCATTGACTAACACGTTGGACGTGCCACAGCGATGGCTCGAATCAATCATCCTACTGCTCGCTTGCCGTTGCGCAGTAGAGCTACCAGCAGGCGAACTACCAGACGGGCGATTGGCCTACCTTGAGCAAAAGAGCGCCGAGCACCTTGCGCAAGCCGAAGATGGCGAGTCTGATGGTTCTCCGATCCGACTGGCTCCGAACATCAGCGGGTACACCCGATGAGCCTCTACTTAGACACCTCTGGCCACGCGTCACGCGCGGTTGCGCTGTGCGACCGTTGTCATGTCAAAGTGCCCTACAGCACGCTCGTGGCTGACGGTAACTCCCCCGGTTTACGCGTTTGTCCTGAGTGTTCGGACCGATTGGACCCGTGGCGGTTGCCTGCGCGGATGAGCGAAAATATCACGTTGCAATATCCGCGTCCCGACGACGTGATGAGCGCATAGAGGAAAGAGAATGGCAACTTACACAGATGTATTCGGAGGGTCCACTGTTCAACCCACTGATGTGGGGTTCAGCGCGGTTGCTCTGACGGACAGCATCCTGACATACTGGCCGCCTTACGCGACCACGGGGCAGGTGCTCTCTCGCATCATGAAGGTCAACGCTACGGTTGCCAGCAAGACCATCACCCTGCCCGATGCAACGCTGGTGGGTGAAGGTCAGGACATACTGTTTGACGGCGCGGGAGCTGAGACGTTCACGGTCTTGGATTTTGACGGCAGCACGCTGGGCACAGTTGAAGCCGGGCAAGTCAAATACTTCTACCTGAGCGACAACACAACACAAGCGGGTACATGGCGCATTACGCTCTTCGGCGTTGGGTCATCATCGCTCGACGCCGCACAACTGGCGGGTTACGGCCTGAGTGCCATCGGTAGCACGCTCAACGCTGCCCCTGTAGTTACAGTGGTTGGCGGTAGCGCAACGATCGTTGCTGCAGACCGGGCGAAGTTGCATCTGTGGACAGGCGGTAGTGGCACGTTGACCCTGCCCACTACAGTAGGTTCGACAAGCGACTTTGTGATTGAGGTGCGCAATCAAGGTACCGGCACTTTGACCCTTGCCCCGGTAGGCGGGGCTACGATTGACGGTTCTGCAACCATCACACTGTCTGTGCAGGAAAGCTGCTTTGTTCACATGGGCCTGAACGACTGGTACACAGTCGGGCGTGGGCGTAACACAGCGTTCAATTTCACCCAGCTGACCAAAAGCACCACGGGCGGCACGACCACGCTCACACTCACGGAAGCAAGCAATGTGGTGCAGAAGTACACTGGCGTACTCGTCAGCAATGCGACCATCGTGCTCCCTGCGGTAGTGCAGGTGTACTACGTTAGCAACGAAACATCGGGGTTGTACACGACAACATTCAGTTGTGCAGCAGGCGGCAGCACGGTCCAAGTCACACAGAATCAAGCAGCTATTTTATTCTGTGACGGTACTAATATCGTCAACGCTAATACCTCACTGCAAGGCGGCATCAGCACGTTGCAGTTTGGCCCAGGCAGTGTTACCGCGCCGTCGGTCGCGTTCAATGAAGTGGCAACGGGCTTTTACCAGTCCGGCTCGCACAAGATCGGCGTGACAATCAATGGTGTTTATCTTGGTGAATTCTCGTCAACCGGCTGGAACGGTCCCGTCAGCGGGTCCACAGGCGACTTCACGACGCTGGTTTCTAGCAGTACGACCACGCTGAACGGCACAACCATCCCGGCCAGCAGTACCCTGCTAACAACCCTAACCGGCGCGCCGATTAACAACCCGACGTTCACAGGCTCGGTCAATGCGCCTACACCCGCGCTGCTGGACGACAGCACATTGGTTGCGACCACCGCATGGGTGCAGGATACGGTGCCTGCGGCTGTAGCCACTGCGCTTACTGCCTACGCGCCTCTTGCATCGCCTACCCTAACAGGCATTCCAATAGCCCCAACTGCCACTACAGGAACCAGCACAACACAGCTTGCCACCACTGCGTTTGTGGGGGCTACTGCGTTCTCTGCAGCCCTCCCTGCACAAACCGGCAATGCCGGAAAGTACGTCAAGACTGATGGTGTAAACGCAAGCTGGGAACCGGTGCCTGAGCAAGTCCCGCCAGAATCTTTGTTGTTCATGAACGTAGGAGTCATTTAAATGTCAACCTCAGCAAACTACGCAGCAACGCCGAATCTAGGCATCGCTGCAATCTCAACAGCCAACACCAATCGTGACGGTACAGGCACCATCGGCACAGTCCTGACCGCTGGCGCATCCGGCTCCCGTATTGATGCGGTGATGCTCAAAGCCACCGGCACTACCACAGCCGGTATGATCCGGCTGTTCGTACACAACGGCACAACCGCGTATCTGTTGAACGAAATCCCCGTACTGGCAAACACCCCGAGCAGCACAGCCCCGGCGTGGGAGGTGCAAATGAATGCCAGCACTATGTCGCAGCTATTCCCCATCATCCTGCCAACAGGCTTTTCACTTCGAGCATCCACCAACAACGCAGAGACATTTAATGTCCTAGCGGTTGGTGGTGATTTCTAAGGAGTACTGAAACATGAACAAAGGTACATACGGTTATCCACTGCCACCCAGCGCACCGACTCGGGTTGCTCCTCCTGAGTGGAAGCATTCACGCACATTCACGACAGCAGGCGCGTTCAGCTTCACCGTCCCACAGAATGTATATCAGCTTTACTTCCTTGCTGCGGGGGCTGGTGGCGGCGGTGGCGGTGGCACAGCAACTCCACGCGCGGGAGCAAGTGGCGGGGGTGGGGGTGGGTTAGCTGAAGGCATCCTAGATGTGGTGCCAGGGCAGACTGTGACCGGGACTATTGGAACAGGCGGCGCTGCTGGTGTGTATAACGCAACGCCCGCGTCGGCTACTAACGGTAGTGCGGGCGGCACAACGTCCATCGGATCAATCGTGTCTATTACGGGCGGGGCGGGGGGTTCTAAGAACGTTGGGGCGGGCACTGGCACTTTAACAGGAGCTGCGGGAGGTACAGTGTCTGCTGCTAGCAATGTTCGGCTGTTACAAACATGGTCGGGCGGCGCGGCGGGTGCTGTTATAACAACAAGCACTGGAACTACGTACGGCGGGTCTGGCGGAGGCGGCGTGACTTCCGCTGGCGTAGGCGGGTCAACTAGCGCCACAAACAACGGAAATAACAGTGGAGCTGGGGGAGGCGGCGGCTGGGCGGCGGCTGGCGGAAGTACAGCAACATCAAGTGGTACGTCTAGCAATAGTGCTGGCGGTGGGGGCGGAGGCTTCTACGGCGCTGGCGGAAGCATTGCATCGACAGGCGGCGGCAGTAACAGCGGAGGCGGAGGGGGCGGAGGATACCGTGGCGCTGGTGGGGGCTTTTCTGCAAACGTAGCCAGCTCTGCTATTCCGGGCAGTGGCGGTGGCTCACAAAGTGACGGTTCAGCAGATCAGTCTAGTGCAACACTTACGGCGGGTGCTATGGCTCCGGTTGGTGGAGGCCCGTTTGGCGGGAATGGTGCGCAATACGGCACAGCAGCCACACCATCCGTTGTTGCGCAAGCTGGTGGTACGGGGTCGACGTTAATTTACGCCGACTCAGAAGCCCTGTTATACATCAACCGTGTTGTGCCGCTAGGCGGCGGCGGCGGCGCGGGGTATAACAATCCTGGCTCAAACGGCGGAGGCGGAGGCTTCGGTGGCGGTGGCGGCGGGGTGTCCAGCTCTATACACAACGCAGGCACCGGCGGGTACGGTGGTGGTGGTGGTGGTGCAGGGAGTGGTGGTAATGCAGGGGCTGGTGGGTTCGGCGGCGGCGGCGGCGGCAGTGGTGACGCCTCATCCGCCGGTCGCGGGAAAGGCGGAAACGGCGGTTTTGGCGGTGGCGGTGGCGGCAGCCACTACCGTGAGTCCGGCACTGGCGGCTTCGGAGGAGGCGGAGGCGGAGGCGGAGGCGGAGGTTCCACCGCAATAGCTGGGGCTGGTGGCAACGGCTTCGTAGTTTTCGCATTCACTGAGGGCTACTAATCATGAAATACGCATGGATTGAAAACGACATCATTCGCGACATTGCCCCCGGTGCACCGGAGCAGTTCTATCACCCGTCAGTCGCCGCAAACTACGACACCGAAGTGCCTGATGACGCAGAGAATGGTGATACGTTCACCAATGGTGTGCTGACCAATCGGCCCATCCCTGAAGTCGTTGCGCAGACGCCTGAACCCGTCGTTGCGAAGCCACCCAAGGTCACGGTCATCGAGTACAAGATGCTGTTCACCAGCGCCGAGCGCATTGCGGTGAAAGCATCCGTAGACCCTGTAATCATCGACCTGCAAGAGCTGATGAACGACCCGCGCACAGTGAACGTGGACTTGTCGCTTCAGTCGATCAGCGATGCGCTGGACTACATGACCGGACTAGGCTTGATTGCTGTTGGGCGCAAGGCTGAAATCCTGACTGGCGAGATCAAGTGAAACGCATCATCAACATTCTGCTGACCTTCGACTGCTTTGTCTTTAGCGTCCTGACGCTTGGCAAAGCATATCCGTCTGAGTCGTTCTCGTCAGCAGCCTACCGCGCTGAAACGATGGGCAAGTTCTACGGCAAAGCACGTCCTGCAATTGACTGGCTGTTTAGCTGGTTGGGCCAGACAGAGCATTGCAAGAAAGCCTACTTTTCCGCGAAACACAACCTGCCAGAGGACATGCGATGACAGAACACCCCGTCAAGTTTTACCACGGCCCTGAGCGACGTTCTGACTGGCATACCCCAAGTGACTGCGAAAACATGATCACAGTACAAGAAGCCATGAGCGCGGTCAATACCCGGCTCGACGATGGCGCTAAACGCATGTCACGCATTGAGGAATCGGTGACTGAGGTGAATGCTTGCATCAAAGCCAACAACGATGCGGCGCTGGCTCACCAGATCAAATTTGAAAAGGCGCTCGAGGAAAACACGCAAGCCACTGCGGACATTCTCGACATTATCAGCGCCGCCAAAGGCTTCTTTCGAGTCGCTGGTGCTATCGGCTCTGCCATCAAGTGGGGAACCGGTATTGCGGCTGCTTGCATCGGTTTGTGGGTGACGATCAAGGGGCAGATTCGGTGAACGAAGCATTGATCCTGATTGGCTTTGCTGTGGCTGGCGTCGCTGCTGCGGGGGCAATCATTGCTGGGGTGTTGTGGGGGCAAGAGGAGGGCGAAGATGCAGATTGACATCATCCGTGAGCTGGGCACCGAGGGCTACACGATTGGCACCATGCGCATAAACAATGCGTATGAATGCTACACATTGGAAGACCAAGTCCGCCCCGAGAAGGTCTACGGCGAGACGGCCATTCCCGAGGGCACTTACAAGGTGATCGTGAGCTACAGCCCACGGTTCAAACGCGACCTTCCGCTGCTGCTGAACGTGCCTAATTTTGAGGGCATTCGGATTCACCCCGGCAACAAGGCAGATGACACGCACGGCTGCATCCTGGTCGGCGTGAGCAAGGGTCACGGGGCCATTGGTGGCTCACGTATTGCATTCAATTTGCTGTATGAGCGCATCTTGCAAGCGTGGTCACGCCACGAGGACATTCAGATAACGATCACCGGAGTGCAGCAGTGACACCCAAGGTGCGCGACATGATCGAAACGTCCGGTGGCCGCAGATTCCTGCTTGCGATTGGCTCGGGCGTGTCTACGACATTGCTTCAGTGGTTCGGCAAGCTGGACCCCGCTGGCAGCACCTATGCGATGGTCGTGATCGGCACTGTAGCGGCGTACATCACCGGCAACACGACGCAAAAGATCAAAGCACCCGAGGTTACCAAATGACACCACAATTGATCATTGCTGGAGTGCTTTTCGCAAGCGGTTCTGTTGCTGGATTCGGTGCCGCGTGGAAGTGGCAAGCCTATCGCATGGACGCAAAGGAATTAGAGCATGTACAACAACAACTGGCGAATGAGCGATCTGCGGCAACGGCGGCTATTCGGCGCACTGAGACAGTCATCCAGGCGCAGAGCGCGGCGGCGGTTCGTGAGCGCAATCTTCGCAATGACGCTGCTGGCGCTCGTGTTGCTGCTATCAGCTTGCACGACGCAGCCGCAGCAGCCATGCGAGACGCCTCAGTTTCCCACGCAGCCTGCACTGAGCGAGCCGCTGCCCTTGGTGACGTACTCCAAGCGAGTGCAGAACGATACCGAGACTTGGGCGAAACGTGTGACCGGCACGTCAGCGACATCAAAACCTTAATCGAATCTTGGCCGAAGGAGTATTAGCATGCCAATCACACTAGGTGGACGAACATACAGCGATGACGAGGTTCGTCAGTTCTACGCAAATGGCGGGAACGAAGCTGCATTTGCACAGCAGAACGGGCTCAGCGATGCCGAAGCACAGTCGGCTATGTCGCAGGCTCGCAGCATTACATCGAGCCCAGCGAGTCCTGCACCAGCTTCCAACTCTTTCACTGGCGTGAATTCGGTTGACCACAACAAAGGCGTGTTTTCCCCGACTGAGAATCGCTGGATTTCCAACGATGAGATCAAGCAGTATTTCAACAGTAACCCGGGCGCATCGGCAGATCAGATCAATGGCATGGCTGGCAAGCTGGGACTGAATCCCTATGCGATCAACTACGCCGCATGGCAGGGAACTGGTGGTGGTGACCCGCGAAACAACCAGCAGTTCCTGAAGCTCGGCGCTCAATTAGATGCAAGTCAGTATCGCGGCTCAAGCGGATATGGAACTGACTTTGATGCGGCACATCAAGCAGGGACTCAAGCCCTGACTGCTGGCGCTGGAAACGTCCAGTATCAGATGCCAAACGGCTCATATAACTCAGTCCGTGTGCATAACGGGCGACCAGACCAAACGTATGAGCAAGTTCTCGGGAATCTAGGGAGTCTTGTTGGCGGATCGCAGCCAGCAGGAATCATCAATTCAGCAGCAGGTCAATTGTCCCAAGGCGACCAATCCCCACCAACAGTAGTTGCTGATGGTGGTCAATACCTGCCAGATGGCACATGGAGCGACCTAGTTAATGGCAAACACACAGGAACCATATCTCCTGGTACATACGCTCAATCCAAGATTGGCTCTTTCTGAAAGTAGGAACACATGACACCAGGATTGATAAACGCAGCAGCCGGTACTTGGCTTGAAAACCCATTTAAGGGTGTAGCTGGCACGCCATCTCCGGGTATGGATATTTCTGCGGAGATTGCTGCTTTTAAGGCGGCGAATCCAACGCTTGGAAGTCACTACAACAAAGCGACGAACACGACCACAAACAATGCTGGTAAGGTTATTGCAAATATCGGCGGCCCCGCTGCTGGCACTGGTGGATTGGAGCCGAACCCGAATGCCCAAATCGAGCCTTTTGGCAACAGCCGCCAGCCTTCTGGACCTGGGCAAGCTGGGTGGGTGAATGGCAAGGTTGACCCGAATCTGCAAACCGCACAGCAAGGGTCCGGCGCAACAAGTACAGCGACACCTGGAACAGGCGGAGGATCACCTTATGAGCCGGGTAACGCCGGAAGCTCCGTAAATCTTCCTGCTGGCTGGGGCAGCATGGGTGCTGCTGAAAAGGTTAACTGGTTTAACCAGAACAACACCAGCATCAACGCATTGAAGCAGTCTGGCGTAACGGATGCTGAGATTGCTTGGATGAAGCAAAACGGCTATACGGGCGGCACTGGAAACACGACTGATGCAAACGCCACTGAGATGGCGAACAAGGTTGGCTACAAACTGCCAGAAGGCTGGGGCGGGTTTACGCCTGAGCAAAAGATTAATTGGTACAACACCAACAACGCGAAACCTTCTACGCTGCTTGCTGCTGGGGTGACTCAAGCTGAAATCGACTGGATGAAGGCGCACGGCTACAACGTGCAGGACGAGACAACAACTGGAACTGGCCCCGGAACAAGCTCCGGATCATCCGGTCAGGGCACATGGAATGTAACCCCGAATCAAACGGTGGCCTCCCAGTTTGCATCCCTGACAGACCCCAATAGCGCATTGATGCAACAGGCTCGCGCACGGGCTATGCAAGGGATGAACTCTCGCGGAATCGTTAATTCCAGTATGGCTCAGACAGCAGCCGATTCTGCGATGTATGACGCTGCCATGCCCATTGCAAAGCAGGATGCTGCCACATATGCAGACGCTGGCAAGACCAACGCAGGGTTTACACAACAGTGGAACATCAACGAAAAGAACAACCAGCTTCAACGTGAAATGCAGCAGGCAAGCATTGCGGCGCAAGCAGCGTTGCAGTCTGGGAGTATTCAGGCTCAACAAGCCATGCAGCAAGCGAGTCAAACATTCCAAGGCTTGCAAAACGGGTCGTCGAACGCAACGCAGATTTATGCATGGCTGAATGACCAGATTGCTTCCATTTACAAGTCTGACCTTTCGACGGATGCAAAGCAAAAATTGGTTGATCAGTTGACCGCACAGGCTAACTCAAGCCTTGCATCCATTGCAACCCTGACGCAAACCCTTGTGAGTGGCGCTCAGGCTCTTGGCTTGCCACCAAAGAAGTAAGCCATGCCTACCAGAGAAGAGATCGTTAAGTTCTACTCCGAACACGCAGACGACCCCGCTGCTATTGCTGCGGCAATGAAGCAGTATGGAGTTGGGGCGCGTGAGGCATCTGAGGCTCTTGGGACATCGCAACAGGACTTTGTTGCTCACGTCAACTCTGGCCGCAAGTACACGCCTAACATGTCCAGTGGTTGGTACAGTTGGGACTCCTCCCCAACTGGAGATGGGTCATGGAGTTACGACGCGGTGCTCCCGGAAGTAACCCAGTCGCTAGACCAATTCAAGCAAAAGTACGCCCACGCTATTGGGCCTGACGGTCGCTTCAAAGGCCCCCAGTCCGGCATTGACTACGCAGCCGAGGGGATGACGCCGGAAGAGTATTACAAGGCTCGGATCGGTCAACAGTACCAACGCTCCGGCGAGTATGGCCTTGAGCAGACGCCTACGACCTTTAACACCGAAGTCAATGCAGATTGGCGTCCAGGCCCCGATAACGGCGGCGGCGTATTAGGCGGTCTGGGTAGGGCGGTGACAGGAATTGTAAAAGGCGTCATGAGCAACCCGGCCCTATCTGCTGCTGCGACTGCTGGCCTTGGATCATTCCTTGGGTCCGGTGTTACATCATCTGGTTGGTACAAGCCAGCCGTGGCAGCAGGTAAGACTGCGCTATCTGGCGGGAACATTGGAGACGCTGTAAAGGGCGCTGCACTGTCATACGCAGGAAGCGCAGCAGGAGACGCTACAAAAGGAATTATCGGCGGGGTTATGGGGCAGGTAGCAGGTGGTGTTGTTAAGGGCGCTGTGACCGGTCAGGACTTGGTTAGCTCGCTTGCCAGTGGAGTGACCAGCGCAGGCATTAATGCATTCTCCGCGAACATCCCTGGTTTTGATGAGTTGGGCGATGTTCAGAAGTCGCTACTGAAAAGAGCGATTACTACCGCACTTCGCGGAAAGAAGATCACCCCGCAATTAATCAGCAGTGTTATGAGTGACGCAGCGGCAGCAGCGTCTAAATCCAAGAGAGGTTGATATGCCAACATTTAATGATGATGACCTTGCGAGCTACGAGGATGAGCCAACAGTCGCAGAAGGCATCGAAGAATTTGATTGGGCAGATGACCAATCCGTTGACCTTGCTCAGTTGGCAAAGCACGGGCTTGATTACACAGCCATGAATAACGAGGATGCCGAGAACTCAGCGGGCGACTTCAAGTTCAATCGGCCAGAATTGTCACTCTATGTAGAGGATGCTGGACTGGCTGGCGTGAGTAGCAATCTGTTGGACATGGTGAAGTCTGGCTTTGGCTCTATTGGCAAGTTTGCAACTGACAATCCCGAGCTGTCCAAGATGTTCCTTGGTGGCTTGTCTGCTGCACAACAACAAAAGATGCAGCAGGAAATGGCTGGCATGAGTAATCAGCAGCGGCTTGAGTATGCCGCAATGATGCAGCAGTATGCCAAAGAAAACGCAGCCACCAACAACCAATACTCCCGAGAGAACGCAGCAATTGCGAACCAGTATCGGATTGACGCCGAGAACCGCAAGATTCAAGAGGACAAGGCTCTTTGGGATAGGCGCAATGCGAACATAACAGGGATGGGCATTAACGCACCGCAAGCGCTCACGATGGCACAGACACAGCCCATCATCGACTCCATTCTGAAAGGCCGGAAATGATTGATAAAGCCGAATTCAAAAAGTACATTGATCTGGCGAAGATGGCGATATACGACAAGAAGTCTGTCGGTGAGCTTGCGAAGCTGATGGAAACCCCACAGGGGGCGGTTGTAGCGGTTCAAACCGTACTAGGCTCTATGGAGCAGGCGACCGACATCCCGCCAGAGATCGGCATTCGTCTCGCTCCAGTCATCTATCTGCTGTTGGTTGACCTTCTTTCTGAAGCCACCAAACGCAAGCCTTCTCCAGAGATCATGCAGAAGGTGATGATGAGCATCAACCAGACAGTTGCATCGACCTACAAAAAAGCCTCTACCCAAAACCAGCCTGACCCCGGACTGATTGGTGAGGCAATGGGAGAGCCAGCATGAGCTTCCTAGACGCATTCATTGGTGGTGCCGCTCAGACTGGTATGGGCTTGATTGACCAGCGCATGAGAGATGACGCCGAGGTCAACAAGATGCGAGAGCGAGGGAACATTGAACAGCAACTTGCCATTGCACGGCAGGAAGCTCTGCGCGAGATTAACGCGAAGATGGGCCAGCAAGTCAGCGACATGGCAGACACAACCAATCGCCAGCGGATCGCAGACCGCATCAACTCCGGCAACGGCTCGGACATGAGTGCAGAAGATGCCGCCGCGATTGCGAAGAACCCGGAAGCAATGAAGGCGTATGGATTGTCTGAACGCACCCGGGCGCAGGAGATGGACGATCTTGCAACAGCAGCCGGTAAGCTTGGCGATCCAAACCTATCAAGGACATACCGCGACCAGCAAAATGTTGAAACTCGCCGCGACACGGAAGAGCGCAACATGAAGATGGGCGAAGAGCGCAATAGGTTGGCTCAGGCGCAGATGGAGTCAAGAGAGAGGGCGTCGATGGCTGCGACAGACCAGCGTGACCGTGCAGCTCAAGCACGGCATGACGCATCAATGGCGCGTATTGATGCTGCTCTTGGTAGAGCTTCTGGTGGCGCTGATGGCAGCAAGAGCATGCTATCCATTCTTGACGGCGTAAGGAAGGACATCAACTCATCCGTATCTGATGTTCGTGAAAGGATGGAGTCTGAGCTGAAAGATGTATTCAGCCCTGAAGAAAGAAAGTCAATCCGAGAAAAGTATGAGCCAGAGCTTGCTGAAATCAAGAAGCGGCGCGAAGTCCTCGAAAGGGATTACGAGAAGGCCCGTATGAAGGCTGGACTCGATCCGACTGAATCTGCTGGACCAAGCAAAAAGCAACCGGGACAATCGGAGACGGTGACACTTCCTCAACAGGCTGTGTCAAAGCTAAAAGAAGGCGTAAAAACAACCTTCAGTAATGGTCAAACATGGACCATGCAGAACGGGAAACCAGTCAAGGTGAACTAATGGCGAATGAGTGGGATGTCGTTTCGGAAGCAGCTAACGAGTCTGACGAGTGGAGCGTAGTCTCTGAGTTGGAAACGCCAAAAGAAAAAGGCTTCATTGATTCCGCAATGGATTTCGTCGGCGACAAGATGAATGCCGTTCGGGACTTTGCTACTGGCGCAGCTCCAAAGAAGGAAAGCGTTTTGCAGGGCATTCAGATGAATGTGCCTGCTGGAATGACGGATGATGTTTCTGTAGAAGAGAATCGCTACGCACGTGACCGCAGCAAGAGTCAGAACTCGGTCATGTTCACAAAGGCGAATGCATACGACAGTACCAATGCTGCAACCGCAGAAGGCAGAGAGACATTAGCAAAAAAGCAAAAGGTTGTAAACGCGGCGGCGCAAACACGCGATTTCGGGGCGGCAATAGACGACCTGAAAAATGCTTATGCATCTGGAAGTGCTGGCGCTGTTGCTCTGCCAATTAACCTGATTGCGCCAAGTAGCGAATTTGCAGAGTATTTGCGCGGTATCCAAAAGGATTACGAGTCACAGATTTCTCCAGAGATGCAGGCCCGTCATGAGCTTATGGTTGACCGCATCAACAATGAAGAGGGGTTTGCGGGTAAGTACATTGAAACTATTTCATCGTTGTTGACAAACCCATCTCTTGGAATGAATGAGATTGTCAAGCAAGTACCAAACTTTGTTGGAGTGCTTGGGGCATCAAAGTTTGGTAGCGCGATTGCTGGTCTTGGTGTTCGTGCGGCAGGAATGGCAGCACCAGGAACTATCGGAATTGGAGAGGCCATATCTGGCGGGGCAATTGGCACGGCGGCAAAATCCATTGGCGCTCAGGCTGGAGGTTTGGCTGGGTCAGTTGCCATGACCGCAGGTGACGCAGCCGGAAACACCTATGATGAACTTGTAAAAACAAACATCAACGTCTGGCGAATGAATCCTGATTTTCGGGCATTGGTTCAGAGCGGCGTGAGTGAGCAAGATGCTATCAAGCAAGTTGCCACAGCAAAGTCTAGATTGGCTGCGCTTGCCGCCGCTCCACTTGGGTTGCTTGGGTATGCCGGAGCAGAGGCTAGCATCATTGGTGGGCAGGCGGCAAAACTTGCCGGAAAGAACGCTGCTTTACAAGGCTTTGGAAAGATTCTCGCCAAAGACTTAATTGGCGAAAATATCGAAGAGGGTGGAACTCAGTTTTTGAGTAACCTTGCGACACGTCAGGTAGACCAGTCAAAGGGCGCACTCGATGGCGTCGCGCAAGCAGCCGCAACAGCAACCATTGCTAGTGGCCCAATGTCGGGCATTGCTGCCTACAACGAAACAAGGCCAGATGCTTTTGTGGAGAGCTTTGACCATGCTGGCATAGCACAGCAAAAACTAAGCCCAGCAGCAGTATTGCAGGCAAGCTCTGGCGACGAAGCCATTGCAACGGCGCAAGCTGCGGTTGACTCTGTGTCGGTGAGGGTTCCAGTGGCTCAGATAACCGCAAGTGTCGGTTCTGTAGATCAAGTCTTGCAACCACTGGCTCCAATCACTAGAGACTCTGTAATAGAAAATCAGGGGCCAGCAATCCCGCTTGCTAACGAGACTATGAATCCGATTCAACGCGCCAGCGACAAGGATTTGTTGTCGCGTGTTGAAGTGGTTGAGCAGGCCCAAGGATTAGAACCTGAGATACTTGAGCAAACAGGAGTTCAAGATGGGGAACAAGCAGAGCGGGTGCCTGACGCTGTGGCTACAGGCGAAATCGGAAGCCGAGGATTTCCACCAGAGGGAGCCGACATCGGAGGAAGTGGACGAGTTCATGACGATGACGGAGCAAGAGTTGGCTTCCAAGCGGAGCTTGATAGTGCAGCGCAAAAAAGCCCAGGAACGCCAGTCGTAAAACTTGGTGAGCCAGACGAGGAAGCAGCAAAAAGCCTTAGCGGCGGGGTGGAGCTGACCAAGCAATTGTTTGGTGACAGGGCAGATGTCAGACTATTTAGCGACGAGAGCCCAACGTCTGCCAACGGCATCTATGACCAAAAGCGCAACATTGTTTGGGTCAATACAAAGGGCGTGACATTTAATGCCCTTGGGACCGGATGGCACGAAATGCATCACGTGATGCAAAGTGTCGCAGAAGCTGATGATGTACTGGAGCAACAGGCAGTTGATTCTGGGCAAAAGTGGACAAAGACGCCTGTTCAAAAATACCGCGACAGAGTTGATGGCATCTACACAACGATGTCACTCAAGGGTCGGGCTGCTTATGCCGGGAATTTTCTTTACGCAGCCGAGGCCAATAAGAGCCCAGAGGTACAAGCCCTACTGAATGGCAGGGCTGTCAGTAAACTGACGCCAGCAGAGAGGGTTCAGCTAACGGAATTACGAACCAAAGTCGGCATGAGAATGCTGGCTCGGAACAAGCTGAAGCGGGAGATGATGGCTGACTTTGTTGGCAATCGTGCGAACGACAAGGTGTTCATCAAGTCGATGGCAAAGGCAGACCCTGTTGGCTTCTCAAATTGGGCAAAGAGCTGGATCAAAGCAATTAATGATTTGCTTCAGTCGCTGCGCGGAAATGGCAAGACTTACAGTGACAAGGTTGATAGTTACATCAAAGACCTTGAGGCCAGCCGCACAGCATTCCAAGAGGCATTAATTGAACTAAAGAGCGACACAGGCGCTACGCCTGTTTCGATTGACGGGGACATTGATTTCTCTCGCAAAGGTGTTATTGGCGAAGTTGCGCCACACCCAGGGGAACTTGCGACCAAGGAAGTTGATGGGTCGAAGGTTCCAAAAGAGCGATCAGAAATGTCTCCATCTGAAAAGGTGATGGACGATAAGCGCCGGTTTGCTGGCCGGTGGGATGCACAAGAGGATGGTGAGAAGGAGATGGCTAACCGCGCCGTAGCCAAGCGCATGTTCCAGAGTATCATTGACCGCCATCGCCTAAAGGGATGGGAGCTATCCTTTAGCACCGGTCAGTACCTCGGCAAGACCAATCCGAACTTCATCATCGATGCGCCGGAAGATACATCTCCGGCCCTGATGAAGATGGTCGCCAATGAGATCGGCTACATCCTAGACCAACAATCCATGGTCGTGTTTGATGAGAGCAACACATCCGGCGAGAATCAGAACTCATTTATCAAAGTCACCTTGCCAGATGGTTTCCCGAAAGGCAAACTGGCAGAGCTTCGCGCATTGGTGGCAGATCGATTCCCAAGGGCGGACTCCAACACGCAGTTCACCCAGAACGAGTTGATCTTCGGAAACTTTACCCGGTTCAATGGCGAAGCATTGAGTGACGATGAGTTCAAAGCGGCGATTGATGGAGCGGTTGAGGCGCTTGATTGGGACGGCGAGCCAATCACCAAAGAGATTGTCCGCTACGAAAGCGAATTGGTCTGGCCTGAGAATCGGCGCAGCTACTTGAAGGAAGATGGAAATGGCAAAGTCAATTTGGAAGAAGTACGACCCGAAGGTGGACGGACCATTCTTCGGGACGACAAAAGGAATAGCCTGCTGGAAATCCGGCGATCCGCAAGAGTCGCCACCACCGAGCGAGCCAACTGGATCGACAACTCAGTCTCAGGGCGAGAGTATCGAGAGGCAAGTCGAAAACGCCTTGCGGACGCTACTGCCAGCACGGCAACAGCAGAAGTAGATTACGGCACGCCGATTTCCGGTTCTGCGTCTGCTGTTGGTGTTCACTTTAGCCAGCAGCGCAGAAATGTTCTGACATCACTAGCATTCGGCACCGGTATTAAGGGCGCAGAACTGGAGCGACTGAACCAGAAGTACAACGCTGACATCAAGCCACGCATCTACTTCTATGTTGATTCTGGGAATGGGGTGATGCCGGAGGCTGGTGTCGGAGGCGCAAAGCACATCGTCAGGCTGAACAACCTTTACAGCACCATTGATGACAAGCTAGGGATCGTTAAGGGAAATACTGGATCAACCCAAGATATGCGGAATAGCAATCTGGAGCGAGCCGTTAAAAAGGCTGGCTTCGATGGCTATCTTGCTGACACTGGTGGAAGTCAACGCTTTGCCGTCCTGATTGGGAGGCATGATATTGAGATGCCTCAGTATCAGGCCAGGGACTGGAATAGCGTTGACGACATCAATGATCTCGGTAATTTCAACTTGGATCGTGACTTCAACGACGACAAGGATTTCTCAGAAGGTCCGAGCATCGAAGAGTTGAATGCCGAGATTGACGCAGAGGAACAGGCATTCAGAGCCAAGATGGCGCAGCGTGCCAAGCTGAAGCTCAAGAACCCGAAAGACGTAACAGCCGACGAGATGAAGGCTCACGGGCTTATGCCAGAAAAGGCCATGCCTTTCGGAGACGTGACTGAAGATGTTGACGGTATCAGCATTCACATCCCAGAGGGGTACAAGAGTCGCGGTCAGTATGAGATTATTGAGCAAGGTGATGGCTATTCGGTACGGACACCTGACACGTTCTCAAACAGAAATCTTCCGCGAGAACTGGCGATAGACCACACCAAAGCAATGTACGCACAACCCCTGATCCATGCATCGGGGTATGACTTAGCATCGGCCTACAACAAGGGTATGGTCCTAAAGATTGCGTCCAAGTGGAAGCAGCTTGCGACCCTGAATGGCATCTTTAAATCAGACAAGATTTCAAAGGCCGATAGCGTTGATGATGTATTCCGCGAGATTCACCCTAAGTCAAAATACAAAGTCTCTGTGACTGGCGATAAGACCCATCAAGTCGTAGTTTTCAAATACACTGGAACTGAGTTCTCTGCTGAACTGGAGTCAGATGGAGTAAACCTAAAAGCCTGCACGATGGGGCTTGACGGAAGTAATCTTGGGACCGAGTTCTACGCAGCAGTTGCACAATGGGCGACTAATAGGGGATTGGTGTTTAGAGCTGACCCTGTGCTTTCGATTGTGAACACTGCACGCAGAACTGAGCAGGCATTTTCTTTTGCGCTGAAGTCCGGGAAAACTTGGACCCTTCTGCCCGGGAGGCAGAACCGGGTTTACGGGTACAACGAAGAACCCAAGACAGAGCAGGATCACCTGATGAACATTGGGCGACTTGCTTTGGCTGGAATGCGCAATGTGATGGAGATTGATCCAAAGATTATTGGTTTGAGCTACAACCCCAACACAGACTCTTTCGCGGACAAGAGCGGCAACGACGCGCAGACGCAGGTTGGCGAATTTATCAAAAGCAAGGGGGCAAGGGCATTTGGAATTGGAAGAACCACCCTTGCCAGGGCTGTGTTGACAAACCAGATGATTCGCGGAGAGTTGGGCGTTGTGAAGGAGTTTAGTACACCAATTGCCTATCAAGCTCGTGGCGAAGATTTTGACATTGGAGAGGGTTGGGGTGACAAGGAAGGACTTAACCCGAAGCTCAAGGCTTTCTTGGGCAACAGCAAGATTGTCAGGGAAAGCGGCGTCCCCATTGTGATGTATCACGGGACAGCCAGGGATATTCAAACATTTAACCCAAAGCAGGCTAACGCGATCTTTGTTACCTACAGCCCGAACTTTGCCGAAGAGTTCGCAGGTATTTCTGGCGAGTGGATGGAGAGCAACTTTGCGAATGAGTTGACGCCGGAACAATTGGCGTCAGCAAAAGAACAGGCTGTTAAATCTGTCATGGGCGACAAGCAAGTGAAGATGTCGCACAGGAAGGAAATGGCTTTGCTAATCATGTCCGACAAGCCAACTGGAGAGGCGCTGGACGCATTAAAAGAAGCGGCCAAGACCCACCTACCATCAACACCGAATATCATCCCATTGGTTGTTAGAGCCGAGCATCCGTTCAACTTTAGAAATCGGAGCCATGTGGATGAGGTTCTGTATGCCTTGTTCAATGGCGAGGATAAAGTCACACTGACTATTGACAATAAACCAGAAACACTCGATCAAGATGATGTTGATATTGCCATTCGATCCGGGATGTGGGAATTTATCGAGGCACCAGAAGTCCAGGACGTAATCCGAAATGAGCTGGCGCACGACTCATTCTTTGTGATGGAGGCAGGTCAATTGAATCTAGCGGTGTATGACCGCAATCAACTGAAGTCTGCGATTGGGAATAACGGGAACTACGATCCAGAGGATGATCGGATTGACTTCGCAAAGAAAGCTGGGCCGAATGAGTTCGGCTACGAGGACAACTATTTGGTTCCAGAAATCGAGGGATTTTTTGACGACAACTCTGGTTCCATAGCGACGATCCCAGCACTTGTATTCCAGAAGGATGGCATTCGCCGCCAATACCCATCAATGATGGTTCGCATACAAATCGGTAGCCACCAACGAGACAAGCGCGGAGATTTTGTAAAGCAATATGGGCTTCAGCACCGCATTGAAAACAGGCAGGAGATTCCATCCGCTCGTGGTTACGTCACTCCAGACATTGGAAGCGAAAGTGCGCAGGAAGTTGAGAGGGCGGCTCGTGACATCACGCTAGGAGTGCTTGACTCCCAGACCGCTTACGCGGATAGCTCGCCCACCAAGGTTTACCTTCACGCCCCTACATTGAACCGTTCTACGGTACTGGAAGTTAAGACCGACTCTTCTGGTGAAAAGTTCTGGTCTGTCGTTACATCAATGCCATCCACCCGAGAGCAGATGATGCGGCGATACAAGGCCCCGACTTCCGTTGTTGGAACGACCCTCAACGGAGAACGCACTCAGCAAGCGTTCGACATTAAGCTCAGAATTCTCAATAGGCTGAAAGAACCCGGCCAATCCCCTGTCACGGCGGAGGCTTACATAATAGACGAAGATGGGAAACTTTTCCACCAAAATCGTGAGAAGCAACTTATACCTGTAGTAAGAAAACAACCAGCATTGCTGAAACGAGATGCAAACGGAAAGATTATTCTGAACAAGAATAAAGCCCCGGACTTTAGCCGCAAGCAACCATCAGCACAAGGATTGCCAGAAGAAACCCGCATGCAAAAGGTCCAGCGGGTTATGCAGGACAAGTACAACCGGGTCAAGTTGATTCAGGATTTGCTACTGGATAAGGGTGGAGTCGTCGGCGAAGAGCAGGACGTGTACCGAGCCGAAGAGCGTATGCATGGCCGGGTGCATGAGGTGTTGCGTGATTTTGCTGATGATGTGGTTCACCCACTGATTAAGAAGGCAGTCGATTACAAGATTGATCTGAACGAACTTGCGACATACGCCTATGCGAAGCATGCAAAAGAGCGTAACGCGCACATCCAGAAGACGAACAAGAATGTCAAGACCGGCTCTGGAATGAGCGACCAAGAGGCGGACAACATCATTCAATTGGTGGAGTTATCCCAAGACAAAGATAAGTTTGAAGAGCTTCATGCCGACTTGCTCGCCATCACCTCGACTACGCGCCGCCTGATGCTGGATGAGGGCTTGATAACCCAAGACCAGTACGATGGCCTTGAGAGCCAGTACGAAAACTATGTGCCATTGCGTGGTTTTGAAGATGTGGACCCGGATAGTGGAAGTGTTCGCCCGGGGCTTGGACGTGGCTTCCAGACCAAGGGCAAGGAAACCATCGCAGCAATGGGCCGGGATTCCAAAGCTGGCGACATCATCGAGAACATCATTCGTGACTATGAACGGGTGACGATTCGTGCGGAACGCAATGCTGTTGGCAAGACGTTCCTTGACTTGGTGACATCGAACCCTGATCCAAAGCTATGGGAAGTGCAACCAGTTACCCGTGCCACGCGCAAGGTGAATGGGTTGGTGGAGTATGTGGACGTTGCTGATAAGGGCGACGAGACAATCTCCGTGAAGGTGGCAGGTGAACAGGTCTACATCAAGATCAATGACCCGCTATTGCTTCGCGCTATGCAGAACACATTCAAGGCAGAAACAAGTGATGCAGAGCGGTTCTTAGCGAACACGCTCGGAACGTACACATCCCTGCTGCGGAATACCATCACACGGTACAACCCGGCGTTCGGGATCATCAATGCAGTGCGCGACTCGCAAATGGGAGCGGCTGGTGTGTTTGACGCACTAGGTGCCGAGGGTTTGCGCCGGTACGCCATGAACTATGGCCAAGCCGTAGCAGCGTCTGGCCGTGTTGAGTTTGGCCGCACAGACCACCAGACACATCGAATGGACAAGTGGATGCGCGAAATGCGCTTTGCTGGCGGAACCACTGGTGGTGTATTCATGCGGGATCACGAAACGATTCGCGCTGAACTGCGTGATGCCATGTTGCAAGCCGGGGCAAAGCCGAATGGCGTGATTGAAGGAATTCGCTCAAGCAAGGCATGGTGGGCAACTGGGAAGTTACTGCATGGTCTGGAGCTGATTGGCTCCATGTCGGAGAACTCTGCGCGGCTGGCTGCTTACGCTACGGCTCGGGAGATGGGCAAAACTCCCGCTCAAGCTGCGTCTATCGCAAAGAACCTGACCGTCAACTTCAACCGCTTTGGTGAACAAGGCCAGTTGATCAACACGGCATACCTGTTCTACAACGCATCGGTTCAGGGTTCTGTGCGAATCTTCCAGATGGCAAAGAATCCAAAGGTGCGATATGCGATGGCAGGCATGGCTGCTGCTGGGTTTGGATTGGCGATGATGGCGGCTGCTGTTGGTGGCGATGACGAAGACGGTCAGCCGTACTGGGACAAGATTCCAGACTTTGAAAAAGAGCGCAACCTGATCATCATGCTACCACCGGGCATGGACATCGGAGAGAAGGTTGGTACGCATGGCCGGTACATCAAGATTCCAATGGCCTATGGATTGAACGTATTTCCGGTTCTTGGGTATCAGTTGGCAGACCTTGCTAGAAACGCCTCAGACCCATCAAAAGGCATCAGTGTGGCTAAGGCTGCAATCAACATGGTAAGCGCCGTGGCGGGGTCGTATAACCCGGCTGGCGGGTCGCTTGACCCACGCGACAAGGTGCAGTTGGCAATGGCTGTTTCGCCTACGATTGTGGATGCAGGTATTCAAATGGGCGCTGGCGTGGATTCGTTTGGTAAGCCGACTGGCCCACAGAAGTCTCCATACGACAAGCGCCCGGACAGCGAGAATGTGTCAGCTCAGAACCACGGGAACGTGAATCATCGCATCGCACGTTGGATCAACGATGTCACGGGTGGCAACGCTGCACGGTCCGGAGCGATTGATATTGAGCCTGGAACCCTTAAAAACATGCAGGGCGTTTTGGGTGGCGGGCTTGGTAAGTTTGTTGGGGATGTTGTGAATCTGGGCTATCTTGGTGTAATGGATGTGCCGATCCAGCCTAGAGACATCCCTATCTACAAGGCGTTTTATGGTGAGTATGACGCGAAGTCTGGGATGAGCCTCTTCTATGAGCGATCAAAGAAAGCCCTTGAAGAGTTTGACGACATGAAGAGTGAGCAAAAGCTGGGCATCAAGCGGGACTACTCTGACGATGAAAAATTCTTACAGAGCATGGGCGCTTATGCAAAGAACATTAGCGAGTTCACTGGCAAGCTGAAGCAGCAAGAGGTCCATGTTTCCGAGAGCAATTCGACTCCAAAGGAAAAGGACATGAAGCGTCGAATGATCCAGCGTCAGCGAGAGAAAATGGCTGAAGCCTTTAATGCCAAGTGGTATGAGAAAGAGTCGAAGCTGAAGAAAACCGGAAGCTAATCGGGTTCGATCTGCCCTGTTGCTCCGGCAGGGCAGCTCATGCTTGATGTTTTAAATTCAAGGTCGCGGAAGACGTAGCACTTCTGCGACTCAAACCATAGCTCGCCAGGGACTTGCACAGCAATGATCTGGTTTTGACCTACCTGATGCGTGCGCTGCGGCTCTGGTTTCGTGTTGACACTTAGCGGGGATTCGTGCCTTGCCTTAGTGCTAGGCTGGCGCTCCGTGCATCCAGCTAGAAGAATGATGAGGATCAGTAGAACGCGCATCCCACCAATGTAGTTGCGGGGCGGTAACTATGCAAGTTTGCCTCTGGTAAAAATCTGGCAAACAGGGAGCAAACCATGATCCAGTTGCACTGTATGCGCGGCCAGTAGCCTAGTATCCATGCGGGTTGCAGCGGTGTGCTACATTCGCATCTTGGATTGAAACTCCGAGATGTTTAGATGCTTCCTTTACATTCATAAATCCCCCTATTCAAATTTAGTTCTAGCCTCACACATTCCCTCTTCACAGCTACAGAATGGCTCCGCGCATCGTTGCGTTGGCTCGATGGCCTTGATTGGCTTACTGTTTGCTGGAAATAAGATGTCTTCAACATTCCTACTCTTGCCGAATATGCGATCCCAATTATCTGAATACGCCTTGTCGTCACGGTTTTGTCGTCTTCCAGAACCTTTGCCCATTTACTTCTCCAGTTTTAGTTGCTACCAGCTAACTTGCACAGGCTGCTTGTACGTCCGCCACAGGAATGGATTGTTCCCATCTGGACCCGGCCCGATTTCTTTGCGCCCAGCATCTGACAACTCGTAGACGTACTCGTACAGGTTGCCGTTCTTGCGCTCGCAGCGTTCGGTCCATCCAGCCCTGTGTACCTGCGTAAAGAGGTTGCCAACTGTCCGGTGCTCTCTGCCGGTAGCAAGGGCAACCTCCATCGCAGTCGTCGGGCCGTAGCGCATGGTCTCAAGGATTTCTCGTTGTCTGGGTGTCATTTCCGCATCCTTTCATGCTATTTTTAGATGAGCAACAAAGCTAGTGTTTACGAGGGCTAGAGGCTGTTTTAATGTCGCAAGCTGCCACATTAATTTGCAGGTTTTGCGGGATATATTGCGTTATCTGGCAGGGCCAGCGCCGCGTCAATTCGAGGTAGCAAGTCGTTCGGCAAGTCATCATCCCGCGTGTAATTCGCAGCAACTTCAAACAGCAGGCCCCGAAGCCGCTCTTTATGCTCCCGCTGCTCATCTGCAATCGCTCCGAGCGCGTTTATTGTTTCAACAACAGTTGGGTGCGACATGGCTTGCGCAGACGTGATTGGTGCTTTCATCATCCTTCTCCTGTTTGTGTTCCAGCCAGATAACCGGGCGTCCGAGTCGGATGCTTCGCACCGTTCGACTCTGCGTTAAATGGCAAAAGAGGCTCGCACTCTGTCACCGCGTAGTAGCTGCGCCGTGGCGTGTCGATCACGCGGAAAATGGACTCAAGCCCGTCTATTGCATCGGGGTGGTCTGGTCCAACCCGCACAAGTCGCCCGTACCGGTGCTTTATGGACTTAATGTTCATCTCGCACTCGTTGCTGTCCAGTACGTGCTGCGCTTCGTCTTTTTGCACATGCCCCGTCACGTAATAGGGGTGGTCTTTTGGTTCGTCAAACAACAGGTCTATGTATTCGCAGCCCTTCAACATCGCTTTCTCCGGTTAAGTTTTGCCGTTTAACACGGCATTCGTGGCGGACGTACCGCCGCACAATTCGGCGTTAAACCGTACTCAGCTGCTTCGTCTTCACTTCTTCAATCGTGCCCATCGCCTCGGCCACAAACATCCTGGCCGCAGCTTTGGCAACATCAACGATGCCTTCGGCGCATGTCAAAAACATCTGCTCACAGTGGTGCTGGTTCAGTTTTAGCGCGATGTTCCCTGTGCTTCCGTCGAATCGGGCCACGCCCTTGTATTGACCCTTATCCTCGCCGTACTGCACAAGCTCAATTTCAAGTTTTACTAGCCTCATAGTCTTCTCCAAGTTCTGTTTAACTCAACGCTCGGCGCAGACGCTACGCGCTGGGCAGCTTTGCGTTAGATGACTTTTTCTCCCAGTATCCGCGTGTGTCCGGCTCCCAATGTCCATCAAGTAGCACCAGCACATCGTAAAGCGCCTGTCTGTACCCGCCCGCGTATCCTTCTCCTGACATGGCTGCGCCATATCTGCTGAGCGATGCGTTCCCGGTAATTTCTCTATCCACATTCTTGAGTGCAGCCTTGATGCGCTGCTTAATTCCTTTTGCCATTTTTACCTCTTTGTGTTGCACCCTAACAGGTCATGCCGTCCACTTGCCACCAGCGGCAGTGATAGCCGCCTGCACTTTTTCGGCATCGGCCCTGCGCACTTCCACCGTCATAAAGACTGTGTTTTGTTTCTTGCGCCAGCTTTTGAAATACGCCTCTAGCGTCGGGCCGTTGGTCGATTCCTCATTCAAAAATACTACGCC